TCAGGCTTCTACTGTTCGCATCAGGGTCGCCAGCTCATCTTTCACTGACTGCACCTGCGGGCCGATGACCACCTGCAAATTGTGCTGGTTGAGCTGAACCACGCCGATGGCGCGATTGGCCTTCAGGGCGTTGGTATCCACTTTGGACATATCCGCCACCGACAGGCGCAAACGGGTAATGCAGTTATCGAGAGAGGTGATGTTATCCGCACCGCCCAACGCCGCGAGGATCGCTGGCGTATTGTAGCCGGATTTGCCGGTCACGCCCGCCACCGCCTGCTCCACGCTCGCCGCGCTCTCAATATCGCGTCCCGGCGTTTTCAGGTTAAAGCGGGTGATGGCGAAGCGGAAGATCCCGTAGTAGACCGCAAACCAGATCGCGGCCACCACCGGCACCAGATACCACTTGGTCGACAGGCCGTGCAGGATGCCGAACACCACAAAGTCAATCACGTTGCCGTCGGTATTACCGATGGTGACGCCAAGCACCGCCATGGTGGTAAAGCCCAGGCCGGTCAGCACGGCGTGAATAAGGTACAGCACCGGCGCGACAAAGAGGAACAGGAACTCGATCGGTTCGGTGGTACCGCCGACCACGCAGGCGATTACGCCGGAGATCAGCAGGCCCTTAATCTTATGACGGTTTTCCGGACGGGCGCAGTGGTACATCGCCAGCGCCGCACCCGGCAGGCCGCCGAGGAAGGCCGGCATTTTCCCCTGGGAGAGGAAGCGGGTAGCGCTCTCCGAGAAGCCGTGGGTGGTCGGGCAGCTCAGCTGCGCCTGGAAGATGGTCAGCGCGCCGCTCACATCGTGACCGCACACCTCCATCGTGCCGCCCGCTTCCGTGAAGCGGATCAGGGCGACAAGAATATGCTGAAGTCCGAATGGCAGCAGCAGGCGTTCGCCGGTACCGAAGATCATCGGACCAAAATCACCGGCGCTGTTGATAATACGGCCAATACCGGTAATACCCATGGCAAAGACCGGCCAAATCAGCGGAATGATCAGGCCAAACAATCCCATCACCACCAGCGTCACAATTGGCACAAAACGGGTGCCGCCGAAGAAGGCCAGCGCATCCGGCAGACGGATATTGTGAAAACGTTCATGCAGCATCCAGATGATCACACCCGCGATCACGGCCCCGAGGATGCCGGTATCAATCGACTGAATACCAATTACGCTTTGAATGTTATTGGCTTTCAGTACTGCCGCGTCGGTGGTCGGCAGAATGCCTTTGGCGGTCAGCCAGAAGTTCACCGCCAGGTTCATCACCGCGTAGCCCACAAACCCGGCAAAGGCCGCCACGCCTTTGTTTTCGCGGGCCAGCCCCAGCGGGATGGCGATGCAGAACATCACCGGCAGGAAGCTAAAGGCAAAGGAGCCGACCTTGCTCATCCAGATGAATCACGATTGAAGTGATATTGATATGTTAAATCAGATAGTTAAGGTTATGCGGTTTTTCTATGGGGCATCAGTGGGGCATTTTGAGTAAATGATGCGTTCAAAATGCCCACCTGGTCATGGTTATTCTCGGTCATCCATTTGCCGTAAACCGTGAATAGCATTTGCGCTGACGAATGGCCCATCTGGTGCGCAACGAAATTTGGGTTCGCTCCGGCGACCAGTGCCCAGCACGCATATGTGTTTCTTGTTTCATAAGACCGTCTTTGCCGGACGCCTGCACGACGCAGGGCAGTGCGCCATGCTGAATTAATGGATCCGGGAACGTAGCACATCGTCTTCTTACCGTTCATTGAAGTAATGGACGGGGAGAATATAAAGGTGCATTCATCGGTTCTCTTTTTTTTGTATTCCCGTAGGCTGACGCTTACCTTGTGGGATGCCATCATTCTTGTCAGTGGCATTTGCGCTTTGAGGGCATCAATTGCTGGCTGGGTCAGCTGTATGGTTCGAATCCCGGCGTTGGTTTTTGGCAGGGTGAAGTTACCCTTCAGGGAATAGTTCCGTGACACCGTAACAGTCCAGTTAACAGTATCCACATCCTCCCAGGCTAACGCGCTTAGTTCGCCATGCCTGACGCCTGTATTTACCGCAAAGATAACCATATTCTGAAACTGCAGCGTTGGGCAGGCTGCAACCACTCGCTGATACTCGCCAGAAGTAAGAGGATCTGGAACGGGCCTTTCTTTTGCGAGCGGTGTAATACCTGCCATCAGATCGGTTTTCAGGTAGCCACTTTTGAAAGCAAAGCCCAGCATCCCGCCAAGACATGCCATATAGCTATTGACTGTAGGAACGCTTCTTCCCTTTTTGGGCGGGTGATTTAGGCCATGCCTAGTCTTCTGCCAGCCGTTCAGTAGCTCCTTCCTGGCACTAAGGATATCTTCAGTGTTCAGGCTGCCGATGTACCTGTGCTCACCAATTGTTTCGATAGTTGTTGTGAGGTGGCAATCGTAACGCCTCAACGTCCCGAGGCTAAGCTCCATCTCCTTAAGGCCAAGCCATTTCGATTTCAGTTCAAGTAGTGAGATTTGCTTTCTGACGGTACTGAATTTCTCTGAGTTCGATGAATCCGGGAATTGTGAGGCATAATTGAATGTGCCTGTCTTTATCGCAAAGCAGACCGAAGCCCGAAGCTCACCTGCCATTTTCCTGTTTTTCGGCGTGTCAGGAACGCCGAGATTTTCCCTGACACGCTTCCCCTGATATATGAACTATATTCGTAACGATTCTCCATGAACCTCTACGCCTGTTGGGTATGCTGCCATAATCATTCCTCGTTTGATGTGCCAAAGGACATTTAAGCAGATATTCTCCGGCGTTTCGCTGGACTTTGGTGCTCGATCCAGTGGTTTATCTCATCGCGGTTATACATGATTGGGCTGTTTTGCTTGGGTGCCATATCAGGGGCAACATGGCGATAATGCTTCCCCTCCATCCAGGTCGACCGGCGGGCATGCTGAATCATGTGCTTTGACATGCCGGTCGTCGCAGTTAAAAGTTCCTCTGTGACCCATTTATTCGGTACCAGCTGAATAATGTCGCTCATGGTTTTCTCCTATGCATACCACTTGTCGATTTCATCGTATTCCTTTACGACATCTTCATATCCCAGCGCCTTAAGCAGGTCGCAGATCACATCATCTGCGTTGCAATGCGCGATTTCTTTGTCACCCAAGCTCTGCAGTATCTTTAATTTGTTGATAGCCTCTTCACGCGTCATAGGTTTCTCCAGGCAAAAAGAAGCCCTCGCAATGGAGGGCTGAAAGGGGGATAACGTGGCAGTGCATTCGCACCCAATAGCCGACTCAGTGAATCAGCTATCAGTTGCGATACCTGTCAGGTATATTGATTCGCATTGAAATGGAGGGATGCATGGCTACCTATAAGCAGATCCAGGAATACGTAAAAGCTCACAATGGCGTTAGCGTTAAAACATGCCATATCGCTCATGTTAAGCACATGCATGGGTTCAAGATGAGGCAGGCACCGAACCGTATCTCTCCTGACTCAAGGGTGTATGAATGCCCTGATAATTACGTACCGCTCATCGAGCAAGCAATGAAGCATTTCGGGATGATTGCTTAGTTTTAACCGGCTATCAGTTGCGCTACAGAGTGAGGAGATCGAGCTTTTGCAGTATTGCCGTGGTGTCCTCGTCAGATACCTCATCCTGCCAGTTGAACTCCTCAAGCGCTGCCGTTACCGTATCCCTCTGTTCATCCGTAAAGAAATCATCCCGGTAGTCACTCCACGACGCCGCTACAAGGCGGCCGCCTGCCACATCCATATCGGCACTTACCGGCGGCTCCTTGCCATCTTCATACTCAACGACGAATGTCATCTTCCCCATAATCTCTCCTCATGCCGCACGCATAGCGCGAAGCCGTTTAATGTGATCTGCTGTTTCGATTTCTTCTTCGATACGCTCGGCCTCTGCTTTGGTGAGAGGCTCTAACTCGTTTTGAAAGCTCATCATGCTGGCGATGCCGCGGCGACCCTTCCGGGTCTAGTGGACGACTTCATGAGTTGCGCGGAGGATTTTGCATGGTGATCCGAACAGGTCGGCATACCACGTATTAGGCTGGATTATCCTGAACATTGGCTGACTCCATATAAGCACTGATGAAAGCGGCGGCCGCCCGTGCGTTTATGGCGTTGCCGTAACCTCTGAGCCTGCCAGTGCGGTTGCTGCTTGCCACTCTTGCCACCCCGGGCTCGACTCGTCCCAGGCGTGCGGCAGTCCCATCAACCAACGGGAATGTGCCGGGTTCAACTGGACGCCATTTTCCATCTCGACATAGGAGCCAATCTGCATCACGCCAAAAACCGTTAACCTCAAGGGGCCGCATGTGTACGCCTGACGCGGCAACTGATCCAGCCTGTCCTTTCCATCCCGCTGCGCAGTCATCCCTGCTGAGTCTTTCCAGTCGCGCGACGTCGGCGTCACCCATCCTGCTAATTTCACCGCTCCGCCAAGATTCTCCAGCCCCCGATCTGTTTCTGGCTGATTCTTCACGTTCGCCGTTGGTGTCGGCCAGCTTGCCAGGGTTACAGCCGTCTGAATATTCATCCCGCCCATGCGCCAGGACGTTCCCGCGCCGGTCGTCGATTTCGCTGTTGGCGTGGGCCACCCAGTAGGCTCGCTCTCTGATGTGCGGAGCACCGATGCTCGCTGACGTAAACGGCACAAGCCCGAAGGCGTAGTCCATTCCTTCCAAGTCTGCCTGTACAAGGTCGAACCATGCGTTTGCGTTACCAGCTGCAACCTGCTCGCCAAAGACGTGCTGAGGTCTGCGCTCGCTGATGAGGTGTAAGAAGGCTGGCCAAAGGTGCCGCTCGTCAGCAAACCCATCTCCTTTGCCTGCCGCGCTGAAAGGCTGGCACGGGCAGGAGCCGGTCCAGATCGGTTTATCGTCAGGCCATCCGGCGAGGCGGAGGGAATGCGACCAGACTCCAATCCCTGCAAACATGTGTACCTGGGTGAATCCCCGCAGGTCGTCAGGTGTGACATCTTCAATACTCCGTTCGTCAACTTCGCCTGGCGCGATGTGGCCGTTGGCGATCAGGTTGCGCAGCCATTGGGCCGCATACGTATCAATCTCGTTGTAGTAGGCCGCCATAGTCAGCGCCCCTGCTTCTGTCTGAGTTCGCTATCCTGCTGGCAACTGGCGCAGCGCTGGCATCCCGGCACCTTCACCCGACGCAACTCCGGGATATCCTCGCCGCAATCGCTACATTGCTTAGCCGATACCGCGTCACGGTTAATCCGGTGAGCACTCAACGCAGCTTCACGCTGCAACTCTTCGACGGCTGATGCGTCGTCTGCAAAATCTGCCATGGTCAGTGCTCCCTGAACTGTTCATTGATGCGGCTGACGGCAAACGCCAGCAATAAAAAGGGAGCGATAAGCTCCCGGGTGATTTTTGCTGTCATAAGCCGACGGCCTTTGCGAGCGTTTCGCTAACCTTCTGGATGTGGTCGCGCAACTCTTGCAAACTCTGCGCCTCCGACTCCAGAATCTCCTTGTGCATCAACTCACGGACAAGATGCTCAAACTTGCTGTAGTAACCCAGGCGAGAGAGAATTTCCTGACCGGCGTTCTTTCCCTCTTTGCTGATTTTCTTCTCGCTTAAAATCAGGTCGTGCGCTGAACCGGTTACGACGTACTTTTCACCGAGTTCGATTCGAATACTTTTGCTCATGGCTCCACTCCATAGCGCCCATTCAGGCGCCCAATTTCGCTATTAAATTTGATAAGGCTGATGCCTAGAGGCTCGACGATTTGGTGATATTTTCGGAGGATAGGCGGGACGACTTTGTTCCAGTTCGGCTTTGGCTTTGTGCGCATCGCCGCCTTCAATTCTTCACTGCATCGCCGGGCCTGACAGTGCAAGGCATTCTCCTGTTCTGTGGTCATCCGCTTCATGCCGCCTCCTGCCTGTTAAGATATTCCTCAGCCAGTCGCTGCGCCTTGAGCGGGTTGCAGATGACATCACCCCATGGCATCAGCCAGCCGTTAGGCCCGACAATGAATGTCAGGCGAAGTCCGTGAACTACTATGTCGTCGTGAGCGTGTTTCATTGCGTCACCCTCATTTCAGGTTTAAGTCGATATTCCATCCCGCCCAGGCACTTCCCGCCGAACCCCTGACCCCACGGAGTCGCATCACACATCTCCTTCACCATCTCCAGCTCAGCAGCAGTGATGTACTCGCTTTTCTCTTCCAGTGAGCCGCCCCAGCCTGCGTAGAACGCTTCGTGAGTGACCAGGTTAATCCCGGCGTTGAAGCATCCGTCGCCCGGGTTAACGCCGCTCCAGTAGGTAGCGATGAAGTTTTTGCTGTCCTTGCTCAGCAGCCGGACAAGCGTCTCTTTCGAGTAAAGGCGTCTGCCAGATATGTGGTGCATAGCGAATTGCGGGTGTGGTTAACCCGCCTCCGTGAGGTGAAATAGGGTGGTTGAGGTGGTTAGTCAGGCGTCAGTACGGGGCGTCGTCGTCGAAGTCGAAGTTCATCGGTGGTTCGCTTGGTTGGGGTGCTGAGCGCTGCTGACGTTGTGGCTGAGATGCCGCCTGCTGGGTATGCTGCTGACCATTGCGAGGCGGCAGGTCTATATCCCGAACCAGGATGGTTGGGGTCTGTACCTGCGATCCGTCCTGCTTGGTCCATTCCTCAATGACGAACTCACCCGTCACCGTGACCTTTGCACCCTTAACAATCGCCGTTGAGAGCTTCTCAGCCATAGCGCCGAACATCTTGCAGTTCAGCCAGGATGTTTTCTCGTTGTCGCCAAACCCGGACTTTGCAGGGAGGGAGAACGAGCAGATGTGCTTGCCGTTTGGGGTGACGCGGAGAACCGCGTCTTTCCCGACATTGCCAGAAACTGTGATCGTGTTAATTGCCATTTATGCCGCCTGTTTAAGCTCTTTAAGTCGGATGCCGGTTACGTCTTTGCATTTCGCCTGATGGTCAGCAAACCCATTAAGGCGTGACCATGTGGTGGCGTAACGCTCCTGGAGTGTTTTGCTGTCGTTTTCGGTACTGGCGTACTGCGTAAACTCGGCAAGGATCTGATCTGCCGCCGCAGGCTGAACTTGATGAACCTCAGCATCAGCGTCGCTCGCCGTCTCTTCCGTTGGGATACAGAAGGCCTGAAACGCCGCGTATTTGTAGGCGATCGACATAGCCTTATTGGTGGCCTTGTCACCGCTGTCCATCGCTTCGCCGTAGGTGGTGACCGTGTGGACACTACCGTCTTCAGTGCTGACGAAATCGAAGTCACCGCGAACCGTGATATAGAACAGAGCGCCGCCGTTTTTGCTGGTTCGCTCTACGCTTGTGCGCTCGGTGTAGCGGGGGAGAATGAGGAGCTTGTGCTTTACCAGTTCCGGGGCCAGCGCGTTATAGATATCGTCGATACCGCGAAACGCGTAGTTAACTTGGCTCCCTTGTTTCCTCTCCTTTCTGATACCCTGCTCAGCAAGGGCAGAAGCAACACCGCTGATTGCTGCGTAAACTTTTTTATTTTCCATAGCCACCTCAGAACGGGCATCCCCCGAGGAAATAACGTTTATTCAGAACTTCAAGTCGAGACAGGTTCAGGTACATTCGCATCTGATCCCTGTCACCCTTAAAGCGGAAGTAAAGAGCCTGCTGCGTGTAAATGCGGCGCTGTAACAGGCTGCCTTTCTCTGTCGTTTCAGCTGCCATAATTTGCCTCCTGAAATCAGAATGTGCGTCACCCGGCACCGATTGGCTGCCAGATGTGAAATGGGGTGGGGGATTACTGGATTTCGCGGACTACTTCGAAAGCACCGCATCGGGAATTGCCTGATGCGTCCTCACTGGTTACCGGAGCGCGCACAAGAAATGCGCCCATATCTCCCCAGTCTCGCTGCAGGCTCTTTTCCGACGGTTCTTTTTGGCCCAGCGCTTCGAACACTGCAGCTCGCTCAAGGTCATATTGAGCACGACCATCCATCACGAAATATTCAAACTTCTGCATAATCACCTCAGTGCTGAATTGGTTGGCCGGTTCCATCGAGCAGAACGTCAATAACCCGGTCGTTAACCCGGATGATTTCCGCATCGGTGTGCAGGTACACCCATTTGCGTTCGTGGATGACAGCTGACACGCGGTAGGTGCGCCCTTCGTGCAGCGCCATCATTCCAGGCTCAACACACTGGCGAATGATGGGGGTGGTGCCGTAGTGGGCAATCATGATTGTTTCTCCACCTACTCAAGCAGCCCGGCCAGTTGCATCTGTTTGCGGTCCATCGTTAATGACTCGCGCGGCTTATCGACCGATGAGAGTTTCCACTCGTTATCGTTTAACTTCGATGCGGTGTACTGCTTGCCGTTGTGGGTGACTGTCATGAGGCCTCCGAGCGAGCGGATACACGCTTCATAAGGTCCGAAACCTCTTTTGAAAGGTTTTCATCGTGAATATTGCTAAAACGATAAACCCTGTCGCCAAGCTTCATTACCGCATCAGCAGGGTCATCAAGACGGAAATCCAATTCGGAACGGTTTAGCCACTTCTCTTGCGATTTGTCATATTGGCGATGCATCAAATACCAGCACCCGAGCCTGAACTGCATTTCGTAGTGCCAGCACGTATCAAGACTGACTTCAACTTGGTCGACAGTGAACCAGTCAAGGCTATAGCGATGCCTGGAAAGCGAAACTTTCTTCATAATCATCTCCGCGCTTAAGCCGCGCCGCTGAACGTTAAAAAACCCTGCGCATATAGCGTATTTATTTCCGTTGGCGGTGGATGGCCGCCGTCTCATAACTCACGCTCACTCACTGGAATGAGCTGGGGTATGAGGCAATAAAAAACCCGCCGGAGCGGGTTAGTTCGTAGTCAGTGAAAGCGCCGAAGTTCTCGGCCAGTAATATTTAGGTTTCGCTCGCGAGCCCGGCTTTGGCCCAACACAGACGATGTAGCTTTCTTCTTTTCTCGGAAGTCCAGGAGAGGATAGAAATTCCATAAATTTAGATTTTTTAATGCTACCCCTGGCCGGAATTACCTCAACCACATCACCAACTTTCACCTTCCATCCACCACCTGCCTGACTTGACCAAATTACCTCATCGCCTTCTTTGAATTTTCTTACTGGCTGATATGCCATACCCTTAACCTCTGTAGTTACCCGCGTAAAAAAGGCCGCCATCAGGCAGCCTCAGCTTGAATGATTGCCGGGATTTTTAGCCACGCCCGGCGCGTGGTTTCTCGTGTACCCCTACAGCGAGAAATCGGATAAACTCACTTTACCCCTACAGAGAGCAAAGAGAGTTCCACCGATGAACAACTCATGGTGGCAGGAATTAATGCGTTTTTTCCTGCAAGGAATGACACTTAAACAGTTGATTCATATGCTTATCATCCTTGTTTTCCTGATAGTAGTTATGCCAGTCAGCGCGAAAGAATGGATTAACTTGCATAACCCGGAAATCCTCCCTCAGTACTGGATGTATTACATCCTGCTGTTCTGTGTGAGCTATGTTCTTAATGGCCTTATTTACTCCGCTTACCACTTCGCACTGGCGCGAATTCAGGCTTCGAATGCCATACAGGTTAAGGAGCGCGAAAAGAAGACCGTTCACGATATGTTCAATTCATTAACGCTTGGTGAGAGGGCGCTTTTAGCTTTTGCTGTACAAGCAAATAATCGACTTCAAATCGAGAAGGGTGATCCCGCATCAATTTCTTTGCTCGAAAAAGGGCTTCTCATTCGTTTGCCGAACACAGCTTATCGTCCCGACAGGGATCAATTCATCATCCCGGAGAAGCACTTTAATGAGTGTTACATACGCTTTGCCGGAAAGTCAGATAGCCTCATGGATGAGCTGATTGAGCACGAGAAAAGCATCAAAAATTCCACTGCTTAGCTGACAGCTCACTCGGCAGCTTACGGGCCTCTGCCTTGCTGCCAACTTCGTAGCGCTCTTCCGTCTGCCGGCCATCAACACCGATGACCAGGAACTTCTGCGATCTGCTTGCGTAGTAGTGTGCTGTTTTCATGATTTTCTCCTGTTGAAATGCTCTGGTGGTGTGGTGGCTGGCACTGAGGCGCCACTCTCACTTACTTCCTGACGCCCTGTTTTCTGTATTGGCAAACAACTATCTGCCCAGCCGGTTTTCAGGTCTTATCACACTGCTAGCGTTGCACCTCGCTTGAGGACACCGCCACCACACCCCAAAGCACTTCGCCACACTCTCGCAGTGGCCGCGCTCATGCCCTTGAGTATCTGTCGCTCATCGCCGCTCATAACCGGTACGCGACTGGCTTTCGCGTTGCTTTACCGGCATACCCTTTTCCTCGATTAACCCTGACCAGCGGTATGTCGCAGTTCGGACCTGCGTCTGGCTCTCTCATGGAGACTCGGGGCCGCATCACTACTGCGGCTTATACAAGCGGTCTGCCCGCGTTAGTGCTTCATCGGAATTCCTCCTCTTTGCTGTATCAGCGCCAACTCCCTGCCAGTGTTGCCCATTCTCACGCCGTTCTCGCTCTCGCGCGGGGATAACCTCACACCGGCCGGATCGCACCCGGTGCTACGCCACGTTTTCGTGTAGGGGTCTAAACAGGTCATTGACGCTGTAAAACTCTGCATATTGTTAAAGAGCATCGAATCGGTAGTGGTGCGCCGTTCTTCTTGGGGTAGATATTGTACCAATAGTTCATGTAAGTAAAGTACCAAAAGTACATATTTGAGGTGTGCGCAGTTCATTTTCAGTTATATTATTGATTAAAAAGTAAATTTAGTTTTTGCGACATTGTTTTGATGCGCTAATTTGTGTGCTTGGTTGAAAAATGTACTTAAACTCCATGATATGCTTCACAAGATATCGGTGGAGGTGGGTATGCAGATAGACGAAGAGCGTTTGGACATGATTGTTCGGGCAATAGGCGCGGCAGTCGTGCAGATTATTGCTGACGGCAATGAGCTCAGCCGGAGTGCCCTGATAGATCAGCTGGAACGTAACCGGCATGAAACCGGCAATGTGATAGGGAAGGGGGCTAACAGGGATGCTGCGGAGTTGGTGAGGAAGGGGCAATAAAAAAGCCCGCACGGGCGGGCAGGTAGTGTTGCGATAGTTATTGTTATCAGCTTCAGGCTGGATAGTTATCGGCAGAATGGCGGATAGCTTTATGGGTGGGCAATAAAAAACCCGGCGCGGCGGCCGGGCTTATATCAACTTAGCTCGCGTTTTCGCAGCCTGGCAGGCTACGGTCGATAACTAAGTTGCCTTCAACGCGCAACCCAATCTTACCGAACAGGAAGGAGTGGTTGAGCTGGGTTACTACCACATCAGACAGGCCAACTGCACAGCGGTCTTTCTCAATAGCGCGGTCTGCTGCGGTTTTAACGTTAGGAATACCGGTAGGGAAGATAATTACCGGGTAGCTGTCCTCGGCGGTTACACGCTTTCCTTTGTAGAACTTGCCACCGTTGAGGTTGTAATTTTTAGTGCTCGCCACTGTCAGATCAGCAACGCGAACAGTACAGCCAGACAATAAAAGCACCCCAAGAGCTACTGCTAAAATCTTTTTCATTAAATGTTTCCTTTTGATTGCAATCGGAAACATCTTAACATAACGATAAAGTACAAAATACCCGGTGCGGTGGCCGGGGTGGGTTTATTCCACGCTTTTATCGCTTTCTGGTGGTAGGTACATTGTCATCTGCACTGGCTTCTTCCCGTAATGATGAGCTACTCTGCTCCGAAGCTCATGCATTGTGTCGCAAGTTTTCGCTACACCAATAACTTCCCAGCAGCGAGACACTAGCTGTCTTACGCCAATATTTTCTGTAAGTTGCCTATGCCAGTGAACTCCCGTTGAAGGTTTGTTTTCTCTGAGATACTTAGCCACATCAGGATCGAGCGTGTCATAAATCAACTCAATCACGAGCTTTCCCCACCATTTAGGTCGTGTTTGCAGTGGGGTGCTCCAACCAGTGAGTCTGCCAAACTCTTCCCAAAGCTCATCTGGAAAGGTCTTCTCCCAAGCTCTTAACTCTTCTGCTATAAAGGCTCTCAGTTTTACTTGTAACGCATCTTCGGCGCGCTCGTACTGATAACCAGTTGCCTCATCTATCAAGGCATCAAGGCCGGTTCTTGTAAGACCAGAAGAAAGAACGGCACACTTTATGGCAATTTGACGCTGGCGAGGAGTTAAGGTCGATTCTGTACTATAAAGCGCCTGGATATAGCCACGGCAGATTAGCTCGAACTGCTCAGATTTTAATCCTTGGCTTTTAAACTGCGTTCCTGGAACTGAAAACTCTAAAAGTTCCTCCAGGATTAAGTCACTGTTTATATAGTCGTGACCTTGCACCTATATAGTCCGCCAGCGCGCCAGAGTCTACTTCAGCAATAGCTTTGACTGTAGCACGTAGTGCAATAACACGATCGCCCGTATCAAGAACATAGCAGTCTATATCTTCTCCGCCGAGGTTGATTTTTCCTTTCCATTTAGCGAAGGGAGACTGCATCGGAGGTGTTACTTCTGGTTCCATCTCGTCCTCTTTTTTCTTAATTTCCCTGAATAGTTAACGCTCCGATCTAATGTCGAATGCGCGCTGTGTATAAATTATCGTAAGATTACGCAAATACTTAATCTAACTAAAATCACCAGATTGTGCTTTTCTTCTTCTGGGATTTCCCAGCTATGCGCCGACCAGAACACCTTGCCGATCACGCGAATCGCTTATAAGCCTGCGACTGACAAAGCAGCACTTTGCCCATGATGTGCAGGCGATCTTCTTCCGCCTCGTCGATATACCACGCGTTATAGTTTGGGTTGTCAGAGAGCACCGCAAGGCGGTCTTTTTCCATCTGTAGGCGTTTAATGTGTAGTGTTCTGCCGAAGACAAAAACATATACCCCGTCGCCATGGAATCTGTTAACAGAGACATCAACAAAAATCTGATCGCCAGGCTCAATGGTGCCTTCCATGCTGTCTCCAGTCACGGTGATCATCTTTACGTTCTCAGCTGGGCGCCCGCCAAAAATAGACTTGGCATGCTCCGACGCATATTCAATGAGATGCACGGTTTCCACCACCTCTGAATCGGTATAAACCCCAGGACCTGCGCTTGCCTGTACATCCAGAACGGCCACTCGATAACCTTTCCTAACTGGCGCGGCTGTAGGTGCCCGCGCGAAATCATCATCATCTCCATCACCGAGCAACCAACCTGGCACTACATCAAGCATAGTCGCCAGTTCGGCCAGCTTTCCTCTTCTCGGGATTGACTCGGCGTTGAACCATTTACTAACTGCTTTGGCTGTGACTTTTTGCGCCGAGGCTATAGCAGCCTGACGTCCGTGTTTTTCCATGCCCGCTCTGTCACAGGCCAGTGCTAGCCGGTGGGCAAAGATTTTTCGCACTTTTTCTTCTTGAACCATAGGTTCAATCATAATACCGCTTGCGTGAACTATCAGTTCCGTCATAATATGTACTTACGGTTCATTAATAAGGTTGTTTTATGCAAATCACAACGCTCGGAGATGTCATCAGGACGGTTCGTGTATCCGTCGTAGCCAAAGCATGCGATCGCACCCCAAGGGCGATTTACAAATGGATTGCTCGTGGCGCTTTACCGCGTACCGACTTTACCGACGAGACGGACTACGCAGGGAAGATTGCTGCGGCCTCTGGCGGTAAGTACTCCGCTGAAGAGATCCGAAACATCAGCAAGCCGCAGTAAGTATGCACCATCGTTCTTTAACAATCTGGAACCCATTTTTACCGGCTGAGTAATCAGCCACGAATATTCATTTAACTAAAGGGAATACAGATGCAAACACTTACTTATCAAAATCATAACAGCATTATCCCGAGCGTGATGATAAATCGCGCTCAGCAAAAACAAGAAGATAACCACGATGCGATCCGCAATGCGATCCGATCATGGGCAGCTTCTCAGGGGCAGGACGTGGTGACGATGCTGATCGTCAATGAGTACCGGGAGCAGGGCGGAGTGAATATCACATTCCCCAAAGATGTAAGCCGTCAGCGGCAGAAGTTGTTCCGCTTCCTCGATAACCGGTTCGACTCCGATCAGTACCGCGAGAACGTTCGCCAGCTGACACCGGCAATCATGTCTGTTCTGCCTATCGAGTACCGCACAAAGCTGATTGGCGCTGACTGCAAACTGGTCAGGCTGGCAGAAGCCGAGAAGGAAGTATCGGAAGCGAAGCAGGCCGTCATGCTGGACGCACCAGAGCATCAGAAGCTGAAAGAGGTAAGCGAGGGTATAGCAGCGCTGTTCAGGCTCATGCCGGACCAGGTAGGCCCGCTGATGACGATGGTCACTTCAATGCTGGGAGTTATGTGATGGGTACTACCAAAAAAGCGAAAGCCCTTGAAGCGGTCACTTCAAAGGCCTTCTCAACACTGTGTTACGCCAAGTAACGGGAGCAAGTATGGCAAATATAGCCAGAGTATTCAACTTCCCTGCTCATGAGCCGGGAGCCTTCAGGAGCAACAGAATGGAGAACAAAAAGTTCGGTCATTTCTCTCTGTTCAGAAGCCTTCTGCAAACTGATTGGGCAAAAGACACCGCGAAAATGGCCCTTTGGGTTCGCCTTCTTGGTGAAGCCTCCTATCGCTTGAGAACTGTCGAATTCGCAGGGAAGCAGTGGGAGCTTTCCACCGGCCAGCTCGTCACTACCGCGGCGATTCTTGCACGAAAACTTCGCGATCAGGATGGTAAGGAAAAGAGCCCACAGGCAGTAACAAGGATGCTCAATTTCTTCATGCGAGAAGGGATGATCAGCACGGAGGGGAACAGGTTCGGCACCGTGATAACCATCACAAATTACACCGAATATCAGGTGATTTTACCCGATGAACCTTCCGATGAACCATCCGACAAAGGCAAGCCCAGTAATGGCGCGGCTTTGAGGCTGGTAGGCGATGAACCATCCGAAGAACTACCCGATGAACAGAACAAGAAGGTATTAAACAAGAATATAAATAATAAAACCCTTACGTCCGAGAATTCTGACGAATCCTCTGACAAGCCCGCGAAGAAATCACCTGTTCTGAAACCTGATGCTGCGATCCAGAGCGGCGGTAAGTGGGGAACCTCTGAAGACCTCCGCTGCGCCGAGTGGCTGTTCAGTGAAGTCCAGCGCATCGCCCCATCTGCAAAGCAACCTGCCTGGGCGGGATGGGCTAACGATATTCGCCTGATGCGCGAGAGAGATGGCCGGACGCACAAAGAAATCGCTCAGCTGTTCAAGTGGGCCTGCAACGACAGCTTCTGGCAGGGCAACGTGTTATGCCCGTCAACGCTGCGTGACAAGTGGACTCAGCTGGATATCAAGCGCAACAAGCAGGCGGCGGCACCGGCCTCTGGTAAGCCAAAAATCGACATGAACAACACTGACTGGATACACGGGGTGGACCTATGAAAAGCCTTGCCGAGCAGATGCACAATTTCGATCGGGAGCAGATGCGCCGCGTAGCGCACAACCTGCCAGAACAGTACGAAGACAAAGCGCCGGTTGAGCGGGTGGCTCAGGTCATCAATGGCGTGTTTACCCAACTCACGGCCACATTTCCGGCGGCTGTCGCAAATCGCAGCCAGGAAGACATGAACGAACTGCGCCGCCAGTGGGTACTGGCATTTCGTGAGAACGGTATCAGCACGATGGAGCAGGTTGCCGCCGGGATGCGCGTTGCCCGCCGACAGGAGAAGCCTTTCCTGCCATCTCCCGGACAGTTCATCGCCTGGTGCAAATCGGAAATGGCAAGCGTCGCCGGACTCCCAACTGCTGACGAGCTGGTAAGCCAGGTCTACCAGTACTGCCGCGATCGGGGCTTGTACCCTGATGCCGAGTCATACCCGTGGGAGTCGAATGCTCAGTACTGGATGATCACCGGGCTGTATCAGAACATGCGAGCAAACGACCTGAGCGACGCCGAGCTGCGCCGCAGGGCTGCCGGTGAGCTGTCGCTCATGGCAAACCGGATAAACGCCGGGGAAGTGATTCCAGCGCCAACAAAGACACTCCCGATCCTGGGTGGAAAACCCTTGGGCAGATCGCAAAGCCTGGCCAGGCTGGCAGAGATTCGCGAAAAGCACGGGCTGAGGGGGCCGAAATCATGAGCATGACAATCCGAGAGCAGTTACTGGCGGCGATGCGCAACAACCCGGGAATCAACACCGTCATGCTGGCCTCAATGCTGGGCATGACCACCAAGAAGATATCCGGGCCACTGAGCACCCTGCTGGCTGACGACCTGATAGCTTTCGAGGGCAAACACGGCCAGCGCCTGTACAGCCTTACCAGTTACGGCATGCGCTACGCACCAGACACCATCCCCGAAATCACCCGCGGTAAATCGGCGTTAGTCCAGCGTAGCGACAGCAATGTGATCTGCCAGGAATGCCGCCAGAGCGAGGCTATGAAGCGCGTTCTGATGGTGTGGGGAAGGGTGCCAGCATGATCGAATGGAGTGACTACCGCTGGATGGTTAGGACCATGGCGAAAGATTACGGCGTAACGCTTATCAGCATCGCTAAGCACTGCGGCGTATCGCGCGTGAGGCTTAACCAAATTTTGCAGGCTGGGCCATCCCAAGAGCAGGAAGAACTCATTGCTGAAGCTCTGGGCTGCTCAGGGTGTGACCTTGCGGAAATCCACAGGCAAATGGGCGAACTGTCAGATAAATACGGGGAGCCATCAGCATGAGCACATTCACACGCACAGCCAACCCTCTTAACAACCTATTCAATCAGTGCCTGGCATCAGTCAGGGGCGGGAGAGCAGAAGTATGAGCATCAAAACTTACGCAGTGAATTGCAACGACGCATGGCTTAACACTGAGGGCGATGACATTTCTGGCTCATACGTCAAGTACAAAGACCATCAGGACGTAGTTGCCGAACTCGAAGCCAAGTGCGCGGCGCTGGCTGCTGAGAATGCGGCGCTGAAATCGTTTGGCGACAAGCTTGCTGAGATGCATAACGATTTAAATGGCGAAGGTACAGGAATTCAGGGGTGTGCAGAAGTGGCCTGCCAACAGGTGGCGCTTGAGGCTGCAATGGAAGAATTTGACGCTATCAAAACCCCGGCCACCGACGCCTTCCTGGCTGAAGTGCGGGCGCAGGTTTGGATTGAAGGCAATGTGCCAGCAGAGTTTGGGCGCTATTGGGTGAGATACGAAACAGATGTTGGTCCGCAATATTGCTCCGCTAAGTGGATGGAGTACAACTTCTGCGCAGGAAGTGATACCAACATTCACAAAATCTGGCTCGCTGACCACTCACGTTCAATCAACAGCCTGAAGGGTGTAACCCACTACACCATGTTGCCAGAGCCAATCGAAGGAGGTGCCAAGTGAGTGCAGAAATTACCTCTATCTCTGGCTTTCTCAACGACCTCCGCTGGGGTGTTGATAAACACGTCATTAACTATGAAAACGAGCATGTCTGGATGGGGCCATGCGAACAAGGTGGCTTCACTGACTGCTGTTATTACGGCTACGAATGCGAACGCCACAAGCCTATCAGAGAAGCAGAGGACGCCGCCCAGCTTCGCCAGGAGGTCGCACAATGAGCAACATCAACAAACAGGCGTTGCGCCAATCAGCAGAGAAAGCCCAAGAGCATGGCGTGTTCAACATGGATATCCACTCTGAAACCGTTCTGGCGCTGCTGGATGAGTTGGAAGCCTCACAGGAATTGGTCGAGCTTCAGCGCTTCAAGCTTGAGCGACAGGCGGAGGACTTACACCAGGCTAAATCGCTGGAAAGCATCCACAGAGATAAACGCTTCGAAGTGGAAAGAGAGTTCAGTAGCTACAAAGATAACGCTGAACGCAACACCAGTCGGCTGGCTCAAGAGGTGTGTCGGCTGGAAGATGAGTTACAGGCCGCTGGAATCATCACTAAGATGGGGGAGTAGGGATATGGCTGAATTTACGAAAGAGCAGTTGATTGAGCACGCGCAAGCTGAGTCGGCAGCACTAAAAGCCATGATTGAACATGGTGTGCACAGTGATGACGTTGTTGATTTTCTTAAGCGCAAGATGCACCTAGATGAAATCGCACTGGCAGCGCTGACGGCTGAGCCATTCATGTACGGCATAGTTGCCCCGGAAGGTGAAGCTTATTTCGATGAGTGTTGCGTTTCTGGCGGCAAATCTGATTTATCGGAAATCGTCAGCAATCTCAATGATCAATGCGAATCGCCAGGCGAAGAGTACAGAGAGGTTCCGCTCTACCGCCTGCCACTGCTGGAGGGATTGAAATGATGGAATTGACCAAAGAGCGTATCGAGCTATTCATCAAAAGACCGCTTGATAACGGACTGACTCGCGGCGAGCAGATGGAAATGGCCCGCCAGCTGCTTGCCGGGCTGGAGCAGGAGCCGGTGGGTATCACAGACAGAAGCGAAATCGAGGGACTTAAGCGCGGGGAAATGGCTAACGTAATGCCGCCTGACTTCAAAGGGGTTGATGAGGGCGATAAGGTTTTGCTCTACGCAGCACCACAGTTACCGCAGCCAGTTGAACCGGAAATAACCAGTGAGGAGCTGGATAATGAACTCCTTGAGCAGCTAATCGATTTTCGCCGGGATACGCTTAGTTATCACAAAAAAGAGGGCAACAAAGTCCAGACGGTTATGCATGGGGTGGTATTAAGGGCGATGCTTGAGCTTCAAGAGCTCCGCGCCGCCATGCTTCAGGGTGCTGAACCTGTGCAGGGGTGGATTGCGTGCAGTGAGCGGATGCCAGATAGGATGGTCGATGTAATCACATCCAACGGCGTAGAAATAGGGAAGGGGTGGTGGGACGGCTATTCCTGGAAGGAATGGCACAAGTATGACGCTGTTCCTGGAAAAATAACTCACTGGATGCCACTGCCAAATCCCCCTCAGGAGTAATTCATGAAATTCTTACCAGTTGTTGGTTGGGAGGGGATCTACCAAGTTAATGAGCGTGGTGATGTGTTGAGCATTCCCAGGGAAATTTTGAGGTGTGATGGCTCTAAACAGAGATTTAAGGTGAATCGCCACGGATAATCTAGACACTTCCGAGCCGTTGATAATACTGGTTTTCATATTCTGTCGGTGACATCTGTTCGCTAGAACCATGCCGACGCTTACTGTTATAAAACATTTCGATGTAATCAAAAATATCACTGCGGGCTTCTTCCCGCGTTCCGTAGATCTTTTTCTTTATCCGTTCACGTTTCAACAACTGGAAAAAACTTTCTGCAACCGCATTATCATGGCAGTTACCGCGACGGCTCATGCTACCCTCCAGGCCGTGTGATTTCAGGAACGACTGCCACTCATGGCTTGTGTACTGACTGCCCTGATCCGAATGAACCAGCACCTGTTTTTCGGGATTACGCCGCCATACAGCCATCAGCAGTGCGTTCAGGACAATGTCCTTTGTCATCCGGGATTGCATGGACCAGCCGATAATTTTGCGTGAGAACAGATCAACAACAACGGCAAGATACAGCCAGCCTTCGTGGGTCCTGATGTAGGTTATGTCCGTTACCCAACGCTCATCAGGAGCATCCGGATTGAACTGTCGCTGGAGCCTGTTGGGTGACACGATACTGGCCTCGCCTTTACGTGCCCGCGGGCTTCGGTATCCGACCTGAGCCTTTATTCCGACACGTTTCATCAGTCTCCAGACTCTGTTTACTCCGCACTGTTGCCCGCTGTCACGCAGATCCAGATGGATTTTGCGATAACCATAGACGCATCCCGATTCCAGCCAGAACTGTTTAATCTGTCCTGTCAGTCTCAGGTCTGCCTGATGGCGTTGTGAATGCGGCTGCTGAAGCCAGGCGTAAAAACCACTGGGATGAACATCCAGCACCCGACAGAGCAGGCGAACAGGCCAGCAACAGGAGTTGTCACGGATAAAGACGTACCTCAGTCGGACAGCTTTGCGAAGTACGCCGCGGCTTTTTTTAATATGTCCCGTTCGTCGGTAACCCGTTTCAGCTCTTTCTGGAGACGGCGGATCTCGGCCTGAGCATCTGACTGTTCTTTATTAGTGGAAGAATCCGGACCGTACTTCTTTATCCAGGCATAAAGGCTGTGGGTGGTGATATCGAGACGTGTTGCAACGCTGGAAACAGAATAACCGCGATCAACAACCTGTTTGACTGCTTCAGTTTTAAACTCTTCGGGATAACGCTTACCGCTCATGGGCACCTCTCTTTAAGCCATCTTAAATGACTCTGAGGTGTCTGTTAAACCCGTGGCGATTCAAGGGCAAGCAACTAAAACCTTTTCTAAACTCGGCTGGATATTGCGTTGTCAGGCTTAGTGATGCCTCATGTGGCAGAAGGGTAATTGCAAGAGTGCATAGGTTAGTTGCAGAAGCGTTTTTACCAAATCCAAATGGAAAGCCAGAGGTGAACCATATCGATGGGGATAAATCTAACCCATCCTTAAGAAATCTTGAGTGGGTTACGCCTCATGAAAATAGGAAGCACGCATGGGATACAGGACTAAGAAATAGAACCCACCTGCCAGCATACAAAGGGGAGATGCAAGCAAATTCAAAATTAAACGATGAAAGCGTTATGGAAATAAGATCGCTTAGAATCTCTGGCGTTTCATACGGGGTTCTATCTAAAAGATATGGAGTGTCTAAACGAACCATTATCAGGGTTGTTACTGGAGAGTCGTGGTCTCATTTGCCGCTTCCAGCAGCACCGAAGCAGGAGACTAAACCGTGACTGAACGTCAGAAGTTCATGGCAGAAATCGAGCGCATTTGTGGCGGGAAGACCGCCAGATACGTACTGCACGATTGGGATTTGTATTTTAGGTTAGGGTACAGAGCCCATAATGCAGGCGAGGCATATCGCGAGGCTATCCAATGCGAGTGATACCAAATCAATTCGACCAAAGAGAGGCAATCTTGTAACGTAATTTCTGAATATTAAGAGTGTGAATAAAAAAGGCGGGGATTCCCGCCTTTTTAGGTTAAATCTTCTCTCCTGTAAACTGAAACTGCTGTTTTCCTGCGGCTGAAGGGAGGACGAACCACAGGTAGGTTCTTGGAGCATCCTCAGTTATGGATACCTTTGCCAGCGTATTAACAGCATATGAAAAACCTTGCAATAACGCAGTTTCGATATCAGAGATGCTGGCTCTTGTGTCATCTACCATCCAATAGCTAGCAATTTTGGGGTTCCCACTGCTATTAGTAAGATTTACATCAAGATAAACTCTCTCAATTCCATCACTGCCCGTGCGTCTAGCTACTGTATAATTATTTACGCGATAATCAGCCATTCTTCATCCTTAGTTTTAGTTATGTTTCAATGCTATAAATTAACTACATCGACAATGTACACTTTGATTTTTAATAATCAACCAGCCATAATTAAGTCGCCGCCGGAGTTGAACGCCCGGCGGTACCCCTGCGCATATAATGGGGACGTTATATGCGACCAAGTTTTGAATACATTCTTTGCCCATCGGCGTCATCTGATGCTGAGGGTTCTCTGCATTCTGCGTTACCTCTCGGAGGTGGCGTATGATTCTCCCAAAAGACGGCATCAAGCTACATCGTGGCAACCTGAATGCTATCACCCAACACCTTCACCCACTTCTGAATGACGGGCAATGCTTCCGGCTTCAGCTCAAGCCGTGGCGCGAGAAACGCAGCCTTTCGCAGAATAGCCTTAGCCACGTTTGGTACGAGGAGATCAGCGCATACCTGATCGCCTCAGGTCGCACCGACGCCACCAAGGAATGGGTAAAGCGCAACCTCAAAAAAACCTTTCTCGGGTACGAAGACGTTGAATACACCGACTTCACTACCGGGGAGAAAACGGTAGAACGCCAGCTCCGCCACACCTCCGATCTTGATACCGGCGATATGCACCACTTCATGTGTCAGGTGGAGCGGTGGTGTGCGCAATTCGGCCTCGTCCTGACCATCCCTCAAAGCAGCGAATTCCAGGTGCTGCGCGAAAAACAAGACCAGTAAGGAAAGCACATGGCACTCAAAAGAGATAAACACGACTCCATTTTTTCTGAGCTGGTTCGCGAACGCGCCAACTGGTGCTGCGAAAGTTGCGGCCGTGATTTCAGCACAAACCACGCATCACTCCATTGCTCACACATCAATGGACGCCGCCATACCTCTACCCGCTGGCACCCTCTCAATGCGCTGGCCCACTGCGTTGGCTGCCATCGTCGCCTGGGAGAGGAGCCGATCCAGTTCACCCGCCACGCTGAGTACGAATACGGTGTGATGACTGTAGAGCAGGTAGCCCGCGCAGCGCTGCACCCGATGAAGATTAAGCCGTGGCAGAAAGAGGAGATGTACCAGCATTACAAGCAGGAGCTGGCAAGGATTAAAGCGCTCCGCATTACCGGCATGCTTGGCCGTATCGAGTTCGCCGCGCCTGACTGGTACCAGCAGGGCATCACTTTGCGCATGGGTGAAGCAACATGACCCGCGACCAGATAGCCCGATACCAGGCAGAAAGCGTCATGCGCGCCAAGATGCCGCCAGTAGCAAAGCACAGCCAGAACCAGACCAAAACCAAAGAGCCATTAGGAGAAGCAGCATGAACCTCGAAAGCGCAGTTAAATTTCACTCTCCTAAATCGCCACAGCTATCAGACGCACCAAGGTCGACCGCGTCAGATTCTTTAACTGGCACTGATGTTATGGCGGCATTCGGCATGGTGCAAAGTCGCGCCCCACTTGGATTCAGTGCTTTTAGCGGGAAGATGAATCTGAGCGAAGTCGATAAAAAGAAAGCTGTTCAGTTGCTAATGCAATACGGGGTAAAGCACTGCGATAAGGTGGCAGCCTTTCGCAAGCTTGAGACAAATGTTAAGGGCAAGATCCTGCAAACCCTCGCAACTTTTGCATATCAGGATTATTGCCGATCAGCGGCCAGCCAGCTTACCTGCTCATGCTGTAAGGGCCGCGGCGTAATCAGGAGGGAGAAACTGGTGGTTAAGCACCCCGGATGTGGAGAGAAAACGCCTGCAAAAACAGCTAAAGAGCAGGTGGAAGAAACGTGCAAGAAATGTAGTGGCCGAGGCGTCATATCAACATCCTGCGTGAAGTGCAGAGGGAGAGGTGTGGCAATGGATCGCAAGAAGTCAGAGGAGCAGGGCGTGCCAGTTATGAGTGCTTGTCGTCAATGTTCAGGGAGGGGGTATGAGCGCCTTCCGGCAGCGTCCTGCTATCGTGCCATCTGCGAGTTTACTGATGCTATTTCACCTGGCGTATGGGACAAGGCCGTTAAGCCATTCTATGAGAATTTAATTGCAGAGATTGAAAAGGCGGAATCTTCAGCAAATGCGATCTTATCGAAAGTTACTAGCAAAGTTTGATTCCGATAACGATTGCAGCTTGCACAATGACGAAAGTTAGAATATCATCGCCCTAACACTATAAATCCGTGAATTGTTACGGTAAAGAATTCAAGCCCGAGGTTAACGCCTTGGGCTTTTTCGTATCTGGAATACCCCTACCTGGGACTATAAGCGCATAGCGCAACGCAGCACCCATCGATTGGCGGACCAGAACCCGCCTTTTTTACTCAGGCCGCAGACAATCACCCTCAGATGCCACGTAGCCCTGGTGTCTGACGGCCTTCTCTACACATGGACCACCTATGTCTGAACCTCTAACCATTGCTGGCGGTGTAACGTCCGCAACAATCGGAGTGACGTTCGCATCTCTGTTCCCCGAGGCAACGCCCGGCGTAATGCTGTGCGCGCTGGCTGGCGCAGCAATGTACGTTCTGACATCCGATCCACACCAACTGTGGAAGCAGTTCCTGTTCGCCGTCATCAGCTTTGTCGGTGGGGTTTTCTTCTCAGTACCGATGGCGAAGATACTGGCCGGGGTGATTAATACCGCCCTTGGCTTGCTCCAGCCACCGGTAAGTATCGAAGTATCCCCGAACATTGGCGCGCTGGTTTCCGCTTCCATCTCTGTCGCAGTCCTGCTTCGCATCCTCGCCAAATCAAAGCGGGGGAGAATGCCGGGACTGGAGGAGGAAGGCAAATGACATGGCAAACCATCGTCCTTGATGTAAACGCCATTATCTGCGCGCTTATCGCCATCAGGCTGTTGTTCTTCAGTAAGAGTGGAAAGCGACACCGTCCGGCTGTTGCATGGATGGCGTACATGATGATCCTCGCCGCCGGCTTTACGGCATTCCGCATTCTCTACGGCAAGTACCTGCAGGTTGACCCGGGCGAACTGATGCTGAACATCGCTATCTGCATCGCCGTGTGGCGCTCCCGCGGCAATCTCGCCAAAGTTTTCCAGAAGGCCGGACAATGACCAAAGACGATATCTTCAATGCCATCCTCGGAAAAGAGGGCGGGTACGTTAATCACCCGAACGATAAAGGCGGCCCGACGAACTGGGGGATCACTCAGGCAACGGCCCGCGCACACGGTTATACCGGTGATATGCGTGACCTGACCCGCGAGCAGGCTCTCAACATCCTCGAGGCCGATTACTGGTATGGCCCTCGCTTTGACCAGGTGGCGGCTGTCTCCCCGGTCATTGCCGCCGAACTCTGCGATACCGGCGTGAATATGGGGCCATCGGTACAGGTTAAATGGTTCCAGCGTTGGCTGAACGTATTCAACAACCAGCAGCAGTTCTATCCAGACCTGATCGCCGACGGCCAGATTGGCCCCCGCAGCATCAGCGCGCTGAAATCATTCCTGTCGAAACGCGGCAGTGAAGGGGAGATGGTATTGCTCCGCGCATTGAACTGCTGCCAGGGCCAGCGCTATCTCGAACTGGCAGAGCAGCGCCCGGCTAACGAGTCGTTTATCTATGGCTGGATCCGAGAGCGCGTGAGCCTATGACCAGACTGAAAGCTATCCTGGCTGGGATCGGGCTCGCCATAATGCTGGTACTGGCCGCATTTGGTCTTGGCGGTATGCGTGGCCGGGAAAAGGCCGAAGCAGAGGCAGAAAAGAAACGCACCGACGAGAATGCCGCTGCCACCAAAGCAGCTGCAGAGCGTCGCGTTGAAGTAACCAAGGAGGCCAGCAATGTTCAGCAGACGGTTAGCCATATGCCTGATGATGATGTTGATCGTGAGCTGCGCGCAAACTGGACCCGCAAAGGTTGAGGTTATCGACACCGGCTGTGATTGGGTCAACGTCATCCGCCTCACAGAGCATGACATCGAAGTGATGGATCGCCAGACGAAGAAAGACGTACTGGTGCATAACAAGTCGTGGCAGGTGAACTGCCAGCCGAATGAATACCGGGCCTCGCAATAGCGGTGATTTCACTAACTGAAAAAACCAGATGAGCGCCACCACTTTGAGAGAGTGATTTTTATTAGGCGGAAATATACAGCGTATCTGATGATGAGTTTGTTAAAAGAGATTAAAATAGTCTCTTCGAAAATCACGGTGTAACGCGATGAAAATAGTTAACAAAAAACAGTTCCATAAGCTGCCCGCTAATACTGTTTACAGTAGATATAAGTCTTGTTTGTTAGGTGACCTTGAGATCAAGGGTAATACGATTGGCAGATATGAATTTATGAACTGCAGGATTACAAATGCTGTAGATATGTCTGATCCAGAGTTAGATAAATTTGATATTCTCGTAGCAGCAGAGGATGACGGCGTTAGCTTCGGTATGGATTTCGCTAGAGAATATCCGGAACGACTATTCGAAGAGGATGAGTTGTTTGCAGTATGGGAAAAAGATGACGTTGTAAACTTGATAGCAAGATTAAGTAAATGCCTTTAACGAAGACCGCCTCCGGGCGGTTTTTTATTGCCATCACCATGGGCAGACCCATCGTAATGGCTTTATGCAAAAGCTCTGGCGCTGGTATGTAATTACTTTGCTAGTAATGCCTCGGCTATGTAATCCCAACGGTCAAGATACTGCCCCTCATCAGCTTTGCTTATTTTGAATAGGGGGGCACTGTGATGCCAAGTGGCATGGCTGGCGACTACTTCGCTCGGAACGATGAAAACTTCGGGAAAGGTTTTATTGGCTATATCTTCAGACATATTGCAGAACACGTAAAAGAAATCAGGAGAGGCAGCAGGCATGTGCTTGCCGACCATCCATTGACGTGGCTGGCTTCTTGCCCAAGAGCCTTTAACCTGAATACTGATACTCTTTGAACCGTCAATAGTGGCAATTATATCTACAGCGCTAGAACCACTCGTTGTTAGTGCTGCGGATATTCCCAGGCGTGACAGCATATAGGCAATGAAATATTCACCTGCATCCCCAGCGCTTTTAGAAGAGCGTTTAACAATTTCTGACATACTCAATCCTTTGGAATAAAACATGGCACTCACCGACAAACAAGAAATGTTCTGTCGCGAGTACCTCATCGACTTAAACGCCACGCAAGCGGCTATTCGGGCGGGGTACAGCGCAAAGACAGCTAACCGCACTGCGTCCGAAAACCTGTCAAAACCTGACATCCAATCCAGAATTGCCGAACTGAAAGCGCAGCGCAATGATCTGGTTGGCATAAATGCGACATACGTCCTGAATCGTCTCGTTGAGATAGACCAGATGGACGTGCTCGACATCCTCAAAGATGACATGAGCCTGAGGCCGGTAAGCGAGTGGCCTTCATCATGGCGTCGTTACCTTAGCGGCTTTGATGTGGCCGAAATGTTCGAGGGTCGCGGGGAAGAACGTGAAATGGTCGGGCTGCTTAAGAAAATTAAGTGGCCGGATAAAGTTAAAAACCTCGAGCTGCTCGGAAAGCACATTGATGTGATGGCTTTCAAAGAACAGGCGACGCATGAGCATACAGGCAAGAACGGCGGCCCGATCGAAATGGTGACGCTGACCAAAGAAGAATACAAGGCTGCACGGCAGGAGATGATGGAGGATGACGACTGCTGAGCAAAAGACATTTGCCCGCCGGGTTGAATGTGAAGAGGACGGCCTGTATTACGCGCGCTACTTCTTCAAACAGCGAACCGGCGGCAAGATGATTGTCGCGCCTCACCACAAGGTGATTCAGCAGACGCTGGACCGCGTTATCGATGGTGAGATTACGCGCCTGATCATCAACGTTCCGCCTGGGTACACGAAGACGGAACTGGCGACCATCAACATGATGGGACGTGGCCTGGCGCTGAACTGCCGGGCCCGCTTCATGCACCTGTCATATTCGCACAATCTGGCGCTGCTGAACTCCTCAACCGCGCGCGGCATGATTAAGTCGCAGGCGTATCAGTCGATGTGGCCGATGTCACTGCGCGATGACGCTGACAGTAAGGCGATGTGGTGGACCGAGCACGGCGGCGGCGTTTATGCGTCGTCAGCTGCCGGGCAGGTTACCGGCTTTCGTGCCGGACACATGGAGCCAGGCTGGCAGGGCGCGCTGATTATCGATGACCCGGTTAAGCCGGATGATGCTTACTCGGAGATCGTCCGCGACGGCGTGAACAACCGCTTTAACGAGACAATAAAATCACGACTGGCGATCGAGACGACGCCGATGATTGTCATCATGCAGCGCATTCACTACCACGACCTTAGCGGCTACCTGCTGCGGGGCGGCAGCGGTGAGAAGTGGCACCACCTGAATCTGCCGGTGCTCATCAACAACAGCCAGCCATACGCCGACCAGTACCCGGAGAACACCCACGCTATCCCGATTGACCACGGCCTGCCTGATGGCTGGCTATGGCCGTTTAAGCACAACGAATCGCACCGCGTATCGCTGTTCTCGCACCGGCGCACCGCCGAAGCCCAGTATATGCAGAACCCGAAACGCTTCAATGCGGAGGGCGCGCTGTGGAACGAGGAGGTGATCAGCGCCGCACACGCGATGCGGATCACTCAGGAACTGGCCCGTACGGTCGTGGCAATCGACCCGCAGGCCACCAACAGCGAAGAGAGTGACGAGTCAGGCATTGCCGTCGCCAGTGTTTACGGTACCGGCGATGAACGGCAATACAGCCTCGATGCAGATTACAGCGGGAAGTATTCGCCTAACGGCTGGGCTACCAAAGCCATTGAAGCCTATGAACAGCATGAAGCTGATGCGATCGTCATCGAAACCAACCAGGGCGGCGATATGGCGGAGGACACGCTACGCAATGCCGGGTTCGGCGGCCGCATCATCCGCGTGCACGCCAGTAAGGGTAAATACGCACGTGCAGAACCCATCTCCGCGCTGTATGCGCAGGGCCGGGTTGCTCACCGTGGCAGCCTCTACGAGATCGAGAACCAGTTCATGGAGTACGTGCCATCTACTGCGAAGAAATCACCTGACCGGCTTGATGCTGCGGTATACGCGCTCACCGAACTATCAGAACCACAATCAACCGGCATGTTGGTGCGCTCGCGCTGACGGAGGACACCGTGAACGAAAGCGAAAATAAACAACTCGCCACGAACGCCAGCATCGACCGCGAGCGGATGCGTTACGTCAACGCACTGTTCAATGGAACCAGTAACACCAAGCGTAAGCGCCTGTATCAGGAGTTTGGGTATCCACAGGATCTCTGCTTCGATGACTTCTACCGGGCGTACCGCCGCAATGCCATCGCTGGCGCCGCGGTGACGCGCATGGTTGATGGTTGCTGGGAGGATTACCCGGAAGTTTACGAAGGCGACCAGACGAAGGATGCAACGCAGCAAACGACCTGGGATAAGCGGGTCAACAAGCTGCTCAAGCGCTGCTGGAAGCAGATTAAGGGCGCTGACAAGCGTAACCTCGTAGGCCGCTACTCTGCGCTACTGATTCAGGTCAAAGACAGTAAGCCATGGTCAGAGCCTGTTGATAAGGCGATGGTCGGCAGGCTGCAGGAAAGGGCGCTCGTCCGGTTGATTCCGGTCTGGGAGGCCCAGCTCGACCCGGTCAGTTATAACGAGGACCAGAACAGCGAGGACTACGGCGCTGTCAGCATGTACTCGTTTACCGAAATTCCGGTGCAGCAGCAGCGCAGCGGACAGCCCGGGCGAATCATCAACGTTCACCCTGACCGCGTCATTATCCTTGCTGAAGGCTCGGATGACGGGCGGCTTGATTCCGGCGAATCGCTGCTGGAAGAGGGCTTCAACAAACTGCTGGACCTCGAGAAGGTCTCCGGCGGCGCGGCTGAGGGGTTCCTGAAGAACGCCAGCCGGCAACTCAACTTTAACTTCAGCGCCAAGACAAGCTTTGCGCAGCTGGCAAGGGCGCTGGGCGTTAGCGAGGCCCAACTCTCTGAGGGGATGGATGACCAGGTTCGCCGACTGAATGACAGCACAGACAGCGCAGTCATCATGCAGGAGGGTGATACCAGCGTGCTTTCCGTGGCCGTTGCCGATCCTGAGCCTACCTGGCGCACCGCGCTGAGCGAGTTCTGCGCGACCGTTCCTATCCCTGTGAAAGAGCTCGTTGGGATGCAGACAGGTGAGCGCGCCAGTACTGAGGATGCAAAAGGCTGGGGCCGCACCAGGATGAGCCGCCGGAAAGGGTTCCTGACTGACGTTATCACCGATGTGGTTTCGCGCTTCTGGACGCTTGGCATTATTCCTCCGGCGCGGAATGAAGAAATTACCGTGGGATGGTCCGATCTACTGGCGCCGAGTCAGGCAGAGAAGATTGCCAATATGGATAAGCTGGCAGACGTCGCCGTTAAATCGACGAACGCATTCGGCCGTTCAGCCATCACCGAGAACGAGATACGCGCGGCAGGCGAGCTGCAAGCCCTGCCAGAACTTGATGACGAGGTGCTGCCAGATGGCAATAAGCCAAAGCCTGACCTACTGGCCGACCCAGAATCAGAAGCCGAAGAGTCCGGTAATACCACGGTCGAAGGTTGACCCCACGATGTCGCGCAAACCAGTCAGCAGGATGGAGCGCGATATCGAGGACCGGTATTACGCGATTAAGGTTGCCCTGAAAGCCCTGTTCGACCAGCGCCTGACCGGGCGTGAGCGCGAGGTTAACAGCCACAGCTGGCACTTCCTGTGTCACGTCAACGGCGAGGATCAGAGGCTCTACCAGGTCAACGCCGGGAAGTTCATCTACGACATGACCCCGCAGGAACTGGCGGAGCTGCTCGAAGCGGTGCAGGGCATCCTTGACCAGTACCTGCTGGAGGGTGGCGAGCAGAATCAGTGGGCGATGGATTACGTCGCAGCAGAGGCCCTGAGAGGGACTTTAGAGGCCTTCAATAACCTCTCGCAGCAGTCGCAGGTATACGCCAGCCAGACGACGCTACAGCAACTTTTAAGCAGCCCTGGTTATCAAAACCAGATTGCCTCCGCCAGGCTGACAACGTTCAGCGACTGGAAGGCGATCAGCGATGCTGCCAGGGCAGACCTGACAGGAATCATCACCGACGCAGTAGCGCGCGGGGTTAACCCGAGGGAAACGGCCAGCGTCATCAGTAAGCGCCTTGACGTGAGCATGTCCAGAGCCAAGGCGATTGCCCAGACTGAGCAGGTCGGTGCGCTGCGGCAGGCGCAATGGAACGAAACGGACTGGGCTTCTGACAGACTAGGGCTGAATACCGGCCTGCTGTGGCTGTCAGCGCTTAAGCCCACAACGCGCAACTGGCACGCTAGCCGTCACGGCAGGGTCTACACCACCGAAGAGGTGCGCGACTTCTACGCCGTGAACGGGAACCGGTACAACTGCTACTGCAGCCAGATTCCGGTGCTGCTCAACGACGACGGCAGCATATTCAATGAGGGACTGGCGGATAAGTTGAAGAAAGAGCGCCAGCAGTGGAAACTGGACGAAGCGGCATGATACAAAAAAGGTTTTGCGGAGGATGTATGGCGAAACCTGAAGAGCCGTATCGTAAGTTGATTGTTGAAAGCTTTTATCCCGCCAACATGTCGGGGAGAAAGGGAAAGGTGCATATCAGGCCCATCCCTGGCCAATGGGCGAGCACGTCACTGGCTGTTGAATGCTCAAAAAAGTTGTCAGATGTGAAGGTTTATCCTATTGGCAGCCAGTTTGAAATCACCGCCAAACTCACCGATAGAGAGGATGGCGGAGAGTACATTTACAGCTCATTCCGATGGGAATTTAAACACATCAAATAGGTCGCCACGGCGGCCTTTTTTATTGCCTGAAATCCACCAATGAGGCCCACATGTGGACACTTAAGTACGATCCGACCCTGTATGGACACGGTTGGATTTATTCAAAGCCAGTGGAGCTAAGGTATGAGAGCGGCCAGGTGCTAAATGTCGAGGCGTCCTGGTGGTTCCCTGTTAAGCCCACCAAGAAGCAACTCCGCCAGGCGCGGAAAAACAAACTTCACTAACGAGGACCCAGCATGAAACGCAACCGCGTTAACGTGCTGACCGTCGTCAACTCCGCTTCAAACATCACAACCGAAACCGTCAATGGCAAACCACATATCGTGGTTCGCGGCATCACGCCTGTCGTGGACGATATTGTGATGAACCGGAAGTTGTACCCGGCAGCTGAAATCGAAAAGGCCTACAACACGCTCGAGCGTAACCCGATGCCGCTGGGCCACCCGAAGGTGGATGGCAAGCACGTATCGGCGCGTGATGTCCAGGCGGTAAACGAGTACCACGTCGGGGCCTGGCTGCAGAACGTCAGCCACAAAGACGGGAAGGTAACGGGCGACATGTACGTTAACCGTCAGTACGCCGAATCCAGCGAGAAGGGCAAGCGCCTGATAAACCGCCTGGACGAGATGCTGGCCGGCACCAACTCGGATCCGATCCACATCTCCACTGGCCTGCTGTATTCCGGCATCGCCGCCAACGGCGAGTCGAAGGGCAAAAAGTACAACGAGATCGCCACCAACATGATGTTCGACCATGTGGCGGTGCTGCTCGATGAACCTGGCGCCGGAACGCCGGATGAGGGTGTGGGCATCTTCGTGAATGCCGAAGGCGATGAGCAGGAGATCGAAGTGGCGAACCTGGCCGACGCCGCCGACTGCACCCGCGAAGGGATGCTCAACAAAACCCGATTCTTCTTCACCAATGCCTCCAATTTCTCCTTCGACGATATCCAGCGCGCCATCAGCGACAAGCTGCGCGAGGGTGCGGGCGAAGATAAGTGGCTCTGGCCGGAAACGGTGTGGCCAGACAGCTTCATCTACCGGGATGACACCAGATACCTGAAGCAAAAGTACCTCATCGATGATGCCGGTAAGGCCGTATTCGTCGGAGAGCCTGTAGAAGTCGTGCGCAAACCAACTGAGTACGAGATTAAAACCAACGGAGAGAACGATCCGATGAAAGAACTGATTATCAATGCGCTGCAAGCCGCTGGTAAGCCGACCGAAGGCAAGTCCGACGCCGAGCTGATGGACGCATACAACCAGCTGGCAGCAGAGAAAGCAGCCGCCAAATCCGAAACGCCTGAAGAGAAGGCGACTCGCGAAAAGGCAGAGAAAGAAGAGCGTGAGCGCGCCAACAACCAGGCGGAAGCCCCTGCATGGTTTAAGCCATTCGCCGACGATCTCGCCGCGGTTAAATCTGGCCTGACCATCAACGCCGATAAGGAGAAATCAGAGCAGCGTGCAGCCGTGAAAGCCAAGTTCGGCATGACCGATGTTGCGGTGAACGCGCTGGACGGCGAGCCGCTGAAAGAGCTGTTTGCTCAGTGCCAGACCTCAACCGGCCTGAATGGTGCATTCCGCCAGGCTACCAATAACCAGTCAGTCAGCGAAATGCCGGAGTAAAAAATGGCTAAAGACGGAAAACATGTAATCCACGCCGGTGGCGTATTCCCAAACCCGACCCTCAACCGTGAAGGTCGCGCCACTGCGGTTAAGCCCGGCACTCTGGGCTTCTTCGACGCTGGCGTTTTCAAAGTCTCCGTGGACGGCAGCGAAAAGGCGATCATCTACGCAGCTGATTACGATTATCTGCGCTGCAAGACGGTGGATGACACCTATGCGGTCGATGATCTGCTGGTTGCCATTCACCCGCTGCCGGGCATGTTCCTGAACGTGCGTGCTGCTGCCGGTACCTACAAAAAAGGCGACGCGCTCTCAATCGTAAACGGTCAGGTCAAGAAACAGGCCGGGACCGAAGCCGATCGCGCCTATTGCGACGAAGAACGCGCCATTACCGCCGCTGCTGGCGACCTCATTCGCGTAGTGATTAAGTAAGGAGTCACTGAATGCTTGTTTATTCTAAATCGCTGGGCGAAAAGACCGGCAACCTGGCCGTGAACCAGTACCAGTTCGGCATGCTTTCGCAGGAGCGTGATGCCGCGCTGAACCACCAGGGCATCAACGTTATGCAGGAGATGGCCGATCGCATCAATGCGGTTAACCACCTGAACGGCATTAACGCGGTGCGCTCTCCGGCGGATCTGTATAAGGCATTTGACCAGACCGTTCTGCGTCAATTCCAGCCGAACACTGAGTTCACCCTGTTCAACGACCTGATGCCGCTGTCTCGCTCTGTGCGCATCAACCAGACCGTGTACGAATACGCCAAATCCGGCGGCCGTATGTGGGCCCACACCTCCATGTCCGGTCAGATCGGCGCCGCGCTGGATGCCGTGCAGTACCAGTACGACGGCACCATGGTTCCGGTGCACGATACCGGCTTCAAGTTCCACTGGCGTGAGCCGCGCCTGAACAACCCGGACGCGTTCGACATCATCTCTGATGCTCAGTTCGAGTCCACCAACGAAGTGCGCCGTCAGTATGTGGATTACATCTACAACGGCTACCGCGACGCAGAAGGGACTTACATCAAGTTCGATGACAAGACCTGGAAGGGCCTGAAGAACGACGAGCGCGTGGCGATGGTGGACCTGGGCGCATCTGGCCTCAATATCGACTTCACCAGTGCGTCGGCGACCGCTGAGCAGATCCGCAACGCAGCTATCAAGCTGCGCGATACACTCAAGCTGACCAACAACCAGTACGCTGAGCAGACCTGGTATGTGTCGAGCGCCATCATCTCCAACCTGGAGCGCTACTTCAGCGACAACTACCAGTCTGACACCATCCTGCAGGAGCTTCTGAAGCTGTCCGGCATTGCCGCGATTAAAGAAGATGCTCAGCTGACCGGTAACCAGATCCTGATTGTTCCGCTGACCGCTGGCGTGATTGCTCCGATTGTAGGCCAGGCGTTTGGCACCGTCGCCGATCCGCGACCGTTCTACAACAGCGATTACATCTGGCGCACCTGGGGAGCTGCCGGCCTGATGGTCAAGACCGACATCAACAGCAAGAAAAGCGTCATCTACGCACACAGCTAAGGAGTGAGATATGGCACTGGTAGAAATCGTAACAGACAATCTGTACGCCGGTGCCAACCTCCGCAATCTGGAGGTTGGTGCGATCGTTGAAGTTGACGATGAGACCGCGGCGCGCTGGAAAGCGTCAGGTAAGGCAAGGGACACCGAAAAGAAGAAGGGCGAAAAGTTGGTGTTTGAGGTGGCAACGCCGTCAGCCCTCGTCTCTGCTGACTCATCAGCGCTGCAGGCCAAGCTCAATGAAGCGCTGGAGCAGTTGAAGCAGGCTCATTCGGACGCTGAAGTGAAAGACAAAGAGCACGCCGACGCGCTGGAGCAGCTGAAGCAGGCTCATTCCGCTGAGCTGGAAGCCGCCACTAAGCGCGCTGACGAAGCAGAAGCGGCGCTGACAGAAGCAACCAAGAAGGCGAAATAACCATGGCTGACCCAATCACGGCGGCAGACGTGCAGGCGTTCCTCGGTGAATTGGGTTACTCCATTCCGGGGGCGCTGCTGGAGCCGATCCTCTGCGTGGTGAACAAAATCATCCCGTGCCTCGATGGGGCCGGGTATGACGACTGCACCGCGAAGCTGATCCTGATGTACGCCGCTGCGCTTATGGCGACGTCGTCCGGCGCTCGCCGCATCAAATCGCAGGGTGCGCCGTCTGGCGCGTCACGCTCGTTTGAGTATGGCGATGACAGTATCACCTGGCTGCGCGATTCACTGGGTCGCCTCGATACCAGCGGCTGTACCGGGGAGTTGCCGATCAGCGCTGGTAACAGCGTCGGCATGTTCATGGTTGTCGGGGGCTGCTGATGACTTGGACATCCGTAAGCGTCCGGTTGCCGCGCTCATTCACCCGTGTCTGGGTGCTTACAGATACCGGGCGGGAGACTACCGGCTACGTGAAATCGGACGGCGAGTGGTTCATTAACTGTGAGCGTATCCGGGCGACTGGTGCGAAGGTGCTGAGGTGGAAGGAATGAAACGAGGCGGGTTACTGCAAAACGGCCGGCTTTATCGTGTCGGTGAGGTCGTCATGGGCTCATTCATCCCACCGAATGCCCGTAAGCGCAGTGAGCAGCTTAAAGGCCATGGCGGAAACGTGACGGTGGTGCTGCGCTGGAGGGAAGACTGATGTCGTCTACAGCTTCATGGTCATACAACAAACCCTGCACGCTGTGGCGCAAAGGGGCTGGCGGTAAAGATGAAAACGGGGACCCGATTTCAGCTTATGAGCCGCCAGAAACCATCATGTGCGATTATATCGGTGGCCTTTCTGCAAAGCTCGGCTCGCTCGGCAAAGAGGTAGTCGTAAAAAACACCTTCTTCACTGCCTATGCGCTGGCTGACGAAGGCGATTACATCCTTATCGGCCCCAGCACCAATCCAGACCCACTTAGCGCTGGCGCTGATGAGGTTCGCCACGTGACGCGGTGGAACGACACGCTGGAAGGCCTGGAAGACGACTGGGCGATAATTACTGGGGTCTAAGCATGGCAGGCAAAGTTCGCGGAATGCGGGAAGCTAAGGCTAACTTAGATCTTCTTCTGAAGGATATCACCGGTAGAAAAGCTATTCGCGGCATCCAGTCTGCTCTCCTGATACTCGGTGCGGCATCAGCAAAAGAAGTCCCACGGGATACGTCCACTCTGCTAAACAGCCAATTCCGAGAGATCGATTTTAAGGGCACCCGAATAACAGGTCGCGTGGGTTATTCAGCTAATTATGCCGTCTATGTTCACGAAGCCCCTGGCAAATACCTGAATACACAAACTGATCGCCCCGTTAAGCGTGGTGAAACTCCTGGGTCACGAGGTGTGATTTGGGGACCAAATGGCAACCCCAAGTTCCTATATTGGCCTGCGGTTGATAACCAAGGCGCAATGTACGACGCCTTCAGAAAAGAGATGGAACTATGACACCCATGATGCACGAGCGGGTGCGCAACATGTTCGGTGATGCTGGCCTGACAGCCGGATTCACGGTGCAGAAGCTGATGTACGACGACCCGGGAGATCTAACGCAGGCTGTGATGGTGTTCAGGCCAAACGGTGGTTCGAACATCCGCCATGATCTTGGCTCTGAGCATCACGTCCTAGTTGATGTGATCGGCGCGAAGGATAAGCGAGGGGACGCCGCCAATGCCGTGCAGCGCATCGTCGATTACGTCCAGGCCAACCCTATGGCTGATGAGTGCGTCGGCTACATCCAAAACATGGGCGCCATCCCGCCACCAGTGCTTACGGAAGAAGGGCGGATAGTATTCCGACTTCAGTTCGCATGCACCTATGGCGAATAACTACCCCAACCAAATAGACCCGCTCCGGCGGGTTTTCTTTTTAAGTCAAAGAGGAAGTTTCACATGGCTAATTGCCCTAGCTCTAACGAGCGTCTATTCGGTGGCGCGGTGGTGCTGGAAGTCGCCGACGGCTGCCCGGATGTCAAACCACTTGAATCAGAGTGGAAGTCCCTGGCTGCTGGCACCTCGAAAGGCTTCGACTTCAACCCGAACTCGGTAACTTCAGATGCGGATGACGGCGGCGGCTATGTCGAAACCATCATTACCAACAGCGATTTCACCATCAGTTTTGAAGGTGAGGTGCGCAAAAAGGACAAGCTGGATCAGTATGGCATTGGCAAGTTCATCAAGTATTTCTCTGGTGAGCTAAGCGCCAAGCGTCAGCCTGGTATCTGGGTGCGCATGGAATACGGACCGGTCGAATTTGTTGGCTACATGGTTGCTACGGCGCTGAGTTCTGACGGCGGTACCAACGATATCGTCACGTTCTCTACCGAGTTCAAAGTCGGCGATGCCAGCACCATCGAAGTTAACGAGGTGACAGCGGTAGCAGTGACTGGCGTAACGGTGACCCCTGCTACCAGCACTGGAGCGGCAGGCGGTACCAGTACCTTTACGGTGAATATCGCCCCGACTGGCGCAACCAATAAAGACTTCACCGTAGCATCAACCGATCCAACCAAGGCCACTGCTACAGCTTCCGGTACCACCGTCACGGTGAACCGCGTCGCCGCCGGCAGCGCGCAGATCATCATCAACACCGAAGACGGAAACTTTGTGGCCGTGCATACGGTTACCGTTACCTAACGAACATTCCAAAGGGCGGCGTGCTGCCCTTGATAATGATCGTTACCTGGGAAGGACCATGACAGCATTAATCGACATAGGCGAGTTTTCTGTCAGTGATGGACGTGAGGGCGGAAAAGACTACCTGCTGAGACCATCCCTGATGGCTATGACGCGGATCGGCACTCCCGCGGAGATTGTTCAGGCGTATGCCACGGTGCACGGTAGTGATGTTGCTGCCGTGATCCAGGTCTGCACTGACACGCTTGGCCGCTTTCCGGACTGGCTATCGCCTTCGATGAATCGCATTGCAGAACGGCTGCTATCGCTGAGCATGCATATAATGCAGGCCTGCTGTGATGACGATCTCACCCCGATGATAGGTGAGTGGAAAGGATGGAGTCGATACGTTGTTTACCGGCCCGGGCAGATGCCGAGAAACGACATCATCGTGCTGGCTCAGCACCTCATGCAGCATGGCGTTGTTGGTAAGGCCAGTGTGCGCCGCCTGCAGCGGCATGAGTCAGGCGAAACGACGGATGAGTTTAAGGCCTTCGACTACATCAGTGCGGCGCGTAGCCACTTCGGCATGAACCGGGATGAAGCGGCGGCGCTGACCATGACCGAGTTTCAGCTGATGCTGGCGCAGAAATACCCTGATCAGAAGGGCTTTACCCGGGAAGAGTACGACGCGATTGCTGATGATTACCTGGCGAAACAGGCGGCGAGAAGGGCTAAGCAGAAGTAGCCCACTCAGGTGGTGGGCTATTTAGTAACTAGTGCGATAAATAAAGGGGCTAGGATGGCCGAGATCAGCAGAGCGATAAGCCACTTCTGATTTTCGTCCATTTTATCGATGATGCGGCGTTCTAATCCGTGCATATCACCACGAATACCGATCATCTCGTTGCGAGTTTCTGAAATCAATTTTTCCTGATTTTCAGCTATTGTCTCGATTCGCGTCATTCTTTCATTCATGCCGCTACCTCCACCGTCACCGCCTCCGCCGAAATCGTTAGCTTTGTCATGATTTCGCTCAAGACGCAACGCAGTCTTACGGTCAAAAGTGACATCTATTACATTGTTATTCATCGACTTTGCTCACGGAAAAGAAGGCATGAGCTTCATGTATAAGAATACCATCCTTTGTCAGAGATGTGCCTATAAGATAATCGCCCTCAGATTCGAATTTGCACCGTTCAAAGTGCATGCCCATGGAGGTGGCTAGAGTGTTCTTGCTACCAGGGTATCCCTTGGCCCTTATCCAAACACCCTTTTCCCCGCTCATGCTGATTTCGAGACCATCTTCTTCTCGGTAGAGGTTGGCTGCAAACCAGTATTCTTTAGAGTGCTCAAGGCCGAGGAAATGGACTTGGAAAAAGACATCTACCGTAACTGGTAGCTCAGTTGTTTCCATAAGAAGCATGGGCAGCTTATCGTTACCCTCTGATTTATGATAAGGGAACAGAAACGCAATTTTCTCAGTGGTCATTTTCCATCCTTGTGATGCTGGTTGGGTTGGCTTTTACCTAAAGTTTCTTCGATAACCTTATCCAATATCTTATGCATCTCCTTTATGCCGATGTGGTTAAGAACGGCTGTATTTGCATCACCTGAAGCTAAAGCGTCTTGAAGTATTTGAACTATTTCCGCATTCATAGAGCGGTTATTTTCTTTGGCTGAAGCCTCAACTTTTTCTTTTAATTCAATTGGTAACCTAATTCTTAGCTGTGGATCTTCTCTGCTCATTTTTATTACCGGCCTGCAAAAAATTCACAATAAGTAAATTATGCCCCACGGTGGGGTTGACAGCAATGACGCACGGTGTGACACTTACATAAGGCCTCACGGTGGGGCATTTACTGGAGGGTTTAATGGAAAAGGCAAAAGACATGTACCAACGCAAAGTTCGCTTCCCTGAAGACGTGCGTAAGGCTATCGAGAAGAACGGTGGCGATGAGTGTCGTCAGTTTAATACAGAGCTGATTTACCAGTTGAGAAAGGTGTATGGATTGGCAGGTGAGAAAAGTGCTCAAGCATAAAAACGTTGAAGCCCCGGCTGCGCTAACAGTCAGGGCTTCGGTATCGAACAAATCCAGCGACGGACATATCGACATGAATATTGTACATAACAACGAATTAACTTTCCAGAATATCAGCTTTTCTTACATGGAAATGGCGGGTCAGATCTGGCTCACAGCTTCTGAGGTTGGCCAGGCGCTTGAGTACGCTGACGACAAGGCTATCCACCGCATCTTTAATCGTCATGCTGATGAATTTACTTCTCAAATGACAGGGGTGGTCAAAGTAACCACCCCCGGAGGAATGCAGGATATGCGGGTGTTCTCTCTTCGCGGTGCACACCTGATCGGGATGTTTGCTCGCACGCCGAAAGCTAAGGAGTTCCGCCGCTGGGTATTGGATGTTCTGGATCGTGAAGTTGCGAATGGCAGTGTCAGCCCGGCATTCAATTTCGAGATGCATGCACACAATGCAAAGGTGGCACTCGATTATGCAGAGTTCATTTATCAGCATTGGTGTGAAGAGATCAGGCCTTCACTGAGCCTCGTAGGATCTCCGTTGGCGAACAGCTTGAATGAGCGCATTAAAGTACTTGCCTCTATTACCTACGGTTTGAATTCCGGGTTAGCGAAGGCAGCAAAAGAGAAGGGGATGATCCACTGATGGGCGCATGGGATGGCGCAAAAGAAAAGCCAGCAGGTGGGCTGCTGGCATTCATTGAGTATATGAACTTTCGGAGAACATATGCATTCGATTATCAAGCATTTTGAGTTCAAGTCAAGTGACAGCCAAATCGTTAGTGTTGAAGCGGCGAGATTCAAAGGGAAGCCAGTGTTTCTGGCGGTAGACCTTGCTCGAGCCTTAGGGTATGCAGATCCACATGATGCGCTTAACAAGCACTGTAAGTCACTGATTAAACTTAATTCCGGCGAATCGACGGAATCAGGGTTTGGATCACGCCCGCGAGGAGTGATTCTGGCTGGTCAGGCTGATATGTTCCGCCTCATTATGCGGAGCAATCTCCCGTCAGCAGAGCGCCTTCAAGACTGGGTGTGTGAAACGGTGCTGCCAGCGCTGATGGAAACAGGCACATACTCTATGAAGCCCGAGAAATCATCATCTGGACTCCCTGAGTTTCGTCGTGCCAGAACCATTAAGCTTGAAACAGAGGCGATGGCACTAGCCTTATCCTATATGCCGAAACTGAGCGATGTTGCTAAGCAGACCGCAATGGCTCGTGCGGTTAATGATGCCGCTGGTATTGAGCTTCTCCCTTTGCCAAAAGTTGAAGAGCATCTTCACACTGCCGCGGACATAGCTGAAATGCTGGGCGTATCTCCACAAAAGATCGGTCGCCTTGCCAATAAACATGAACTGAAAACTGAGCAGTACGGCATGTACGTATGGGACAAGGCGAAGCACTCAGACAAACAGGTGGAGGCGTTCCGCTACAACGCTGAGGGCGTGAAGGCGCTACGCCACCTGATCCATGGTGCTGACGTTGCCTAACCACCCCGTTTAAACCGACATTTATTCCAACCCGCTTAACTGCGGGTTTTTTCGTCGCCATTCGATTGAGATCAATAAATCAGTAGTTGCCGTTGCGCCTGTGCTATTCCTGGGTAGGATGTTTCCAATTTTACCAATGGGGAATAGGGTTATGAGAAAGACAATGCTGTTGTTAGTGCTAAGTTGCTCTTTGTCTGTTGCGCATGCAAACAGCGATATGAGATCAACACTGCGAGCTTCTGAGAATGCAATTTGTCAGGATAACCTAAAAAAAGAGCAGTGCATTACAGCGGTTCAGAAGCTCATGTTTGCAGTCAACAAAGTTACTGAGCTTAATGAAAACTGCAAGAAGTCGAATGGGAATGTTGGAATTGAACAGCAATGCCAACAGTCTGAAGAAGCTATAGGCTACATAAATAGCCTGGTAAATAAACCATAACCAACCCGCTCCGGCGGGTTTTTTTATAGCCGGAGATAATAATGGCAGGCGCAGAAAATGCTGGAAGTATCGTTTATGAAGTAAGCGCCGAAGTAGCGCCTCTATTACAGGGTGGGCGTCAGGTAAACAGGGTTCTTAGCGATATTGAGTCCGCATTAGACGATAACATAAACCAGTTCAAGCGGCTTGAAACCAGTGTTAGTACCACCGCCCAAGCGGTATCTACTGCAACAAGAAGTATGGGTAATCTTCGCGGCGTTTTTGGGCAGCTTGGGTACCAGGTGCAGGACATCGCGGTTCAGTTACAAATGGGCCAAAATGCAATGCTTGTGTTCGCACAACAAGGCTCACAGATCGCTTCTATCTTTGGTCCTGGTGGCGCTGTAATCGGTGCAATTATTGCCATCTCTGGCGCAATAGCTGGAGCGCTTCTCCCATCCCTTTTTAATTCCAAAGATGCAACACAAGAGCTTGAATCCGCCCAAAAGGCGCTTTCAGAGACTGTTGTAAAAACCGACTCAGGAGTGAGTGCTCTATCTGAAAAAATACAGCGACTAGCAGCAGTTAGTTCAGATGCTGCAAAGGCACAGATAGCCGTAGCCATGACTGATGCGCAACGAGCCATCAGCGCTGCAGGAAGCGTCATCTCTGACCAAATCAATGATTTGGGAACCTGGCGTAACAGCATGTCAGCTGCTGAAAGTCAGTTAACCACGCTCGAAGGTAAAGGCGTTGATGTTTCGAAGATGCTAAAAGATCTTGGCGGAAGCTATGAGGGAAATATTGCTGGCATCAATATTCTGAACAACGTAACCAATTCAATGTCCGAGGCGTTCGGAATAACACAGACTCAGGCTGTTGGCCTGGTAAAAGTATTCCGAGACCTCCAAAAAGAGCCTACAGCAGAAAACATGCAGGCCGCAGCATCTGCCCTTTCCTCGCTCAGTGAGCAAACTGGTTATGCAAACCCCAAGCTTAATGAGTTGACCAATGTCGTCAACCAAAACTATGTCTCTGCGGCAAATGCAACAGATGCGATCAACGTTCTTAAAGGCGCTCTTGACAACCTTACCGGCGCAACAGAGTCATCCCAGAAGGCATTATCGGGCAATGCGGAGCAATTAAATAAACTGGTTGAGGCTGCAAAAAATGAAGCCGCAACTGTCGGATTTAGTACCCGACAGCGAGCTAAATATGTGGCTGGTCTTTTAGGGGCAACAGATGCTGAATTGAAGTCTCTCGATGCAAGCTATGACCGAATAGAATCATACGAGAACGAGCAGAAGGCGCTTAAAGAGCAAGAAGGAGAGCAAAAGAAAGCAGCATCGGAAGCTGAGGCAGCGGCTAAACGGTCAGCCGCTGCGCAGCAACAGGTGGTTAATCAGCTGGAACAGTTATCAGAAAAATATCAGATAGCCGTTCTTGAACAGCAAGGTATGGGCCGGGAAGCTGCGGTCCTGGCTGCTCAACAGCAAATGGGGGCAGCTGCCACCAAACAGCAGGTGCAACAGGCGGGAGATCTTGCTGGCAAGTTGTACGATGTTGCCCAAGCCACAAAAGCAGCACAGGAAGCGGAGCAGGCTAGAAAGCAATCGAGCCAGAACTTCTCCAACCTTCAAGGCCAGGCATCGCCAGTAGCAGCAGTAGATAACCAGTTTCAGCAGCAGATGGATCAGCTCAACCAATATGCCATCTACTATCCCCAGAAAATAGCTGAAGTCGAAGCTACACGGGCAGCGATAGAGGATCAGTACCGGCAAAAGAGGGTGGCAGCCATGTGGCAAGAATGGCAGCAGCAAAGCACGATAAACGCTCTTGCCGCTTCAGCTGTAGAGTCTTTGCAAAGCGGCGCAACAAATGCCATCACAGGGTTGGTAAACGGCACGCAAAGTCTTTCCGAAGCGTTTGCTAACCTTGGCACGTCAGTAATTAACGGCATTGTGAGCAGTCTCGTACAGATGGGTACACAGTGGGTTATGTCCGCAGCGATGGGGCAGGCTGCGCAGGCCGGCGCAATAGCGGCGAACCAGGCGGCGGCAACTGCGGCGCTTGCGGCATCCACTTTGGCCGGAACAGCTGCCGCCACGACGCTTCTCGCATCGTGGTCTCCCGCTGCGATGGCTGCTAGTATCGCAACATCTGGTGGTGCGGCAACAGCTGGGTTGGCTGGTTATAACGTTGCAATGGCTGGCTCGAAAATAATGACCGTCGCCGGTGCCCGCGAACACGGCGGGCCGGTCTCGGCCAGCTCTATGTACCGCGTTGGCGAGGGCGGTAAACCTGAGATTTTCAAAGCCAGCAATGGTAGCCAGTACATGATCCCCGGCGATAACGGTCGCGTCATCAGTAACCGGGATATTGGCGGGGGTGGTGGGGCGTTCAATTTCAGCCCGATTATCAATCTCAACGGTGACTACTCCGCACAGCAACAAGCCATGCTCGAGGCCGCAGTTAAGCGCGGGGCGCAGCAGGGATACGCCATGGCCGTCAGCGACGTCGCCAGCGGAAAAGGCAAACTCTCCAACGCTCTGACCAACAATTTCAACACCAGTCAACGCCTCACATAAGGAGTTCCCATGGGGATCAGCAGCACCATTGATTTCCCGCACCAGTACCTGCCAATGCCCCAGCGATCCGGTCATGGATTCACTCCGGTAAGCCCTCTCCAGCGTTCCACTATGACATCCGGCCGCACCCGGCAGCGCCGCAAATACACCTCGGTCCCAACTGAGGCGGGTGTTTCATGGGTATTTAATGATGCCCAAGCGCAGCTGTTTGAGGTGTGGTTCAGAGACGTGATAACGGACGGCGCAGCGTGGTTCAACATGCGCATGCGCACGCCAATGGGCGTTGGTGACTACGTCTGCCGGTTCAAGGATATCTACGACGGGCCGGTGCTGTTCGGGTTAGGGTTCTGGAAATTCACGGCAACTCTGGAGCTGTGGGAACGTCCGATTCTGCCGCCTGGCTGGGGTAATTTCCCTGAGTTCATCGTTGGGCAGAGCATCATTGATTACGCGCTCAATAAGGAGTGGCCGGAAGCATGACCAGTCCAACTCTGAACAGGCTGTACGCCAGCGGCGGCAGCGAGGCGCTACTGAATACGTTGCAGATTACCGTCGGTGGGCAGGATTACTGGCTGGTCGAGAACTTCGAAGATATCACCGCTGTTACAGAGGCGGGGGCGACAGTGACATTCCAGGCAGCTGCAATGGCCGTCGCGCTGCCAGCCAGGAACAAAGACGGTACGCAGGATCTGCAGTTCGCCATCAGCAACATTGACGGCATCGTTTCCACTGCGATACGCAACGCCCTGGCTAACCTGAACAACGGCGCGCTGGTAATGCGGCAGTACATATCGACCGACCTTAGCTACCCGGCGGCACCACCTATCGTTCTGCAGATTAAGGACGGGTACTGGAAGGCCACAGAGGTGCAAATTACTGCCGGATTCCTGAATATCCTGAAAACCGCGTGGCCGCGATACCGATACACGCTCCCTGTCTTCCCGGGCCTCCGCTACCTCCAGTAGGAAATCACCATGTTCAATCCAGATAAATACCGTTCTGTCGAGTGGCAGAAGGGCGGGCGCGCTTACCCCGCGCTTGACTGCTTTGGCATCGTCAACGAAATCAGGCGCGATCTGGGTCTGGCTCCGTGGCCTGATTTCGCCGGAGTCACGAAGGATGATAACGGCCTCGACCGGGAGGCGAGGGGTCTGATGGCTGGCCTGACTCGATGTGAACCGGCCCCGGGCGCGGGTATCGCCTGTTATTCCGGCTCTGTGGTGACGCACGTTGCCATCGTGATCGAGATTGACGGCCAGTTGCGTGCCGCAGAGTGCAATCCCCGCACAAACGTGACCTTTCTGCCGCTGGCGCGGTTTGCGCGCCGCTTTGTCCGCGTGGAGTATTACCAGTGACGATCCGAATCTATCCCTCCCGGTTGCCGGGCGAACCGCTGGAAAAGCACGATCATGAAACGATGACCCTCAGCGCCTGGTTTTCGCGGAACGTGAAGGACTGGACGCCGGATCAGCAGCACCCGGTCGCGGTTGAAATCGACGGCGTTCCCGTGCCCGCGTCAGAGTGGCCACTGTGCGTTATCAAGCGTGAAACCGACGTCAGGATGTATCCGGTGCCGTACGGTACCGGCGCAGAAATCGCTATCTGGGTTGCCGTCAGCGTAGCCGTCGCCTCTGCTGCCTACAGCATCTACATGATGAGCACAATGTCTCAGGCTGGCGGTGGTGGGGCCCAGGCAGCCAGCGGCGATCAGATTGACCTCAACCCGGCCAAAGCGAACGCGGCGAAACTGGGAGACCCAATCCGGGAAATCTTCGGCAAATATCGCGTCTGGCCTGATTACGTTGTGCAGCCGGTGAGCCGTTTCGTCAACGAGACCAGCATGGAAACAAGCATGTTTCTGTGCGTGGGTGTCGGCGATATGGTGATTAACCAGTCCGATATCCGGATCGGTAATACGCCGATCTCCGCGTTCGGTACCGACGTGCGTTACACCATCTACCCGCCAAGCGCGACAGTATCAGGCGACACGCGTACCGAAAACTGGTTTAACTCACCAGAGGTAGGGAATACGGGTTCAGGTACCGCCGGGCTGGATCTGGGCTCAAGCGGCCCGGAGACGGTCAGCATTATCGCTGATGCGCTGGTCGTGTCCGGGAACTCCATCACGCTGGTTGACGTATCGTCGTCTGGCGATGAAGAGATCCCGCCGTCGTGGACTGTCGGAACGGTGATCACCGTGCTGGCCCCAAACTCATATACGGTTGTATCGTCCGGCGGTTACAGCGTTATTTATGGCGGGGTGGAGGAACTGGCCCCCTCGGTAGGGCTGCCGGTATCCCTCAACTATAACGGCAACGACTACGATCTGGTGATCGCCAGCTACGCCCCGGGAGTTCCGTCGGTGCCGGGTGTGGGCGGTAGCGCCGCCAGCATCACCGCGAGTGCCGCGCCGACGACCTACGATTTTAGCAGCACGCCTGTGACGTTCAGCATCAGCTGGCAGGGCACGACCTATCCGGTATCGCTGGTGACCAACTACGTCACCATGTCAGGCCTGATTTCCTCGATCACTTCGCAACTATCCGGCTCCGGCCTGGTCGCGCGCGATAACAGCGGTCGGCTTGAAATCGGTGAGGTCAGTAGCCCTTATGCCGGTGGGTCCATCACTAACAGCCCGTTACCGGTTGCTGCGTTTGGTGATGCCCCGGTTAACACGGCGGGCGTGAAATCTACGGGCGGCACGGCGGAGGTACGGGCACACATCACCCTGGCCTACAACAGCGCCACCGGCACGCCGTTTACCGGTCTGCCAGAGGGCATTCAGCGCTTCACTCTGGGTCTGGCCGGGAACCAGTTCCGGATCACCGATGTGGACAGCCAGACAGTAACCGTTGAGCGGCTTACCGTCACCACCGGCCCGGGTGGTGAGACCATCACCACGCCGGATCCATCGTGGCCTGGATTCACTGAGCGCACGCTGCTGGATGCGACCGTTACGGGTGTCAGCGATGATTACGAATGGGTTGGCCCGTTCCTGGCCTGCCCCGACGGTGAAACCCTGGACGCATTCGAGGTGAACATTAACTTCCAGAGCGGCCTGGTGCGTTACACCGACCAGGGGAATAAGCGTTCCATGCCGGTACGGCTGGTGATCCAGTATCGCAAGGTTGGCACCACCGCCTGGCAGCAGCAGTCTCCGTTCTATTCACGCAGTACCGAAAACCAGATCGGGTTTACGCATCGCTACAGCGTGTCGCCGGGGCAATATGAGATCCGGATGCGCCGCACCGAACCGGTTAAGGGTGGCAGCACGCGCGACCAGGTATTCTGGCAGGCGCTGCGCTCACGACTCAGCAAGCGCCCCACGAAGTACGATGGCGTCACCACCATGGCGCTGACCGTGCGCACAGGGAATCGCCTGGCGGCCATGTCCGATCGCCGGATTAGCGTTACACCAACCCGGATTTACAGCGGCGGAAGAACTGCGCGGAGCATCAGCGGGGCACTCTACCATGTGCTCGAGTCCCTGGGGTTCACGGCCAGCCAGATTGATACGGCGGCAATTGACGCGCTGGAGCAAACCTACTGGACGCCCCGCGGTGAAAGGTTCGACTGGGCGAGCGGTGAGAGTAAGTCAGCGCTCGAGGTGCTGCAGAAAATCACCAACGCCGGGATGGGGTACTTCCTGTTGTCGGATGGGCTGGCTTCTGCCGGCAGGGAAGGGATTAAACCCTGGGTCGGCATGATCACTCCTCAGGAAACCACCGAGGAACTGCAGACCGCGTTTAAAGCCCCGTCACAGGACGATTACGACGGCGTGGACGTGACCTATATCAATGGCACCACCTGGGCAGAGGAAACCGTGCAGTGCCGCCTGCCTGGCAACTCAACGCCGCTGAAAATCGAGAGCTACACGCTGGATGGCGTACTGGATGAGAACCGCGCCTACCGGATCGGCATGCGCCGGTTGCTGGGCTACCAGCTGCAGCGCCTGCAGCACACCACCTCTACCGAGATGGATGCGCTCTGCTATGAGTTTATGGATCGCATTGTGCTGGCCGACGATATCCCGGGCAGCCAGACGCTGAGCTGCCTGATTACGGATATGAAGTATGACAGCAGCAAAATCACCCTGACGCTCAGCGAAGCGCCGGACTGGTCGTTTCAAAGCCCGCGCGTGATTATCCGCCATCAGGATGGCCGGGCATCGGCAATGGTCGTACCGACTCGCATTGACGACTTCACTATCTCGGTGCCGTACAGCGCCGCGCTGGAGCCGGAATTGTGGGCGATGAACGACGCGTACATTGAACCGCCGCGCCTGCTGTTCTGCTCATCAGTTCGTGTGCCGTATGACGCACTGGTGGGGGAAACATCTCCGGGCAATGACGGGATCAGTCAGGTAACAGCCATCCAGTACCACCCAGGAAAGTATGCCTATGACGACGCCACATACCCCGGTGACGCCGCTTAACAGCAAATCAAAATTATCTGACCCGCTTCGGCGGGTTTTTTATGCCCGGAGCGAGCATGACTACCTATTTCACGAAAGAACCGCTGGGATCAACGAGTCCGTATGTTTTATTCGATAACGCCCAGAACTTTGACTATGCGCTGAACGATATTACCCTGGCAATCTGGAAAGACCGTTTTGGGCGAAACAGGAAAACATACTGGGGCTGGGAGCAGGAATCTGCGGCGCAGCTACTGAATCAACAGCAGCGCTTCAACACGTTTGTTCAGAGTTCGGGTTATAAGGTTATTGGTGATTATACTGCTGGCCCGCTAACTATTAGCGAATACAATCAGCTAATTCGCTATAACAACGAACTCTGGAAATTAACTGCCGCAACTGATCTCCCATTCACGACGACCGGTAATGACGCGGCATCATGGGTGAACGATTCCGCGCATTTCGTCAGTGTAGGTGATGCAGCATTGCGGCAGGAATTAGGCGCTCGCGGCGGCTCTGGTTTGATTGGGGATTCATTCAAACCAGCAACCTGGTCTCAGTTTGCTGGCGGCGCAGACCCCGCTGGCATCTCCGATTCAACAGCAGCATTAATTTCAGCCTATGATGCCGCAGAAAGCGGCACGATAATCTTTATACCTAAAGGGATGTATAAAGAAGGCACTGAAACAAAAGAGATCCGCTCAGACTCACTATGGTTAGATCGTGACTTCGGTGAAGGGGTGGGAATAACAACCGAAACCCGAAAAACGCCTCTACTGATAACGGTTGGCAACCCCGATGAACCGGTGCTTAGTTCTGAGCATACGCGGTCAGGTATAAATATTACCGCCATCGGTCGGGGGGCGCAGCACATCGACTGCATCCGTGCCACAACAATCAATTACTCAACAAATGGGAACGGCAATACTGCTATTTATGGCGCGGCTCTGTCTACGCCAGGGGCGTTATGGACAGCCGCTCTACATGGCGAGATAAAGCATCAGGGGAATTCAACGATTGCTGTCTCCGCCGAAGCTGCCAGTTATTCGGATAAGGGTACGTTTTACGGAGCAGTACTTAACAACACGACAGGCACAGCAGCAGAGACTCACCCCACAACGGGTGCGCCAGCTACATTACATCCATCAGCCACTGCCTTGTATATCACTGGTAGCAATCAACGTGGTGAAATGGGCCAATGGATACGTGGCATCCGGTTCTCGCCCCTGTCAATGCGTGTAACCGGCACTCTTGTTCGCGATGAATCAGCATGTGCGCAAGGGTGGTGGTCACAGCCTTCTTCCTCGAAAACCATTGCTGACATTTTCCTGGAAGGAACGGCTCCAGTGGGTGCTATTTTCCAGGGTAACTATGCAACTGGCAACGCTATCCGCCTGGCATCTGGGCTTGGCATTGCATATGAGGGGACGGGGGCCATTAAAACAAAGTACGACAGCTCAACCCTGAGGTGGGGGTTGTTCAGTGGCGCAATTGAGAGGGTAACTTTTCACACCGCCACCCCCGGCATGTATTTCAACGGTGTCCGCGTAGTGGCCGGTCAGCAGGCCGCAATAAATAATGCAGCAGCTGGCACCGAGATCTCCACCATAAACAGCATTCTCTCAGCAATGAGAAATCATGGCTTAATCGCAGCGTAAAAAGGAATTAATTATGGAAACAGTATCAATCACATTCAATGCCCAACAATTATCAATCATCGGGGAAGCATTGGGTAATCTGGCCTACCGAATTGCAGACCCTGTGGTGAGACACATTAATCAGCAGATTTCCCAACAAAACAATGATGGGGCACCTCGCAGTGATGATCCAAATAATGATGCCAATAAAAAGGATGTGACCGATGGCCTTAAAAACTAACGAAGCAACTAATGGTCTTTATATCCGCGTAGAGCTTCCCCGGGTATACGGAAAGTACCGTGCACAGTTCGATCTGATTCAGTACGTTGACCACCCGGTAACTGGTGAGAAAACAGAGATTGGACGGGAAATGATGGAGTGTGATTATGCTCTTGATGGGTCTAACATCTTTGAGCAATGCTATGTTCACGCGAAAGGAAAACTCCCTTACGCAACGCTCGATTGCTGAAAGAATAACCTGCTTGCCTTCCTGGCGGGGGTATTGATAGGTGTCGCCGCATTGATCTGCATCCTCTTTAAAACTACTGTATGTATACACAGTAAAATAAGAAGGAGGGGTTATGCCACGCAGAATCGATATTGAGGGTGCTTTTCACACAGCCATTAAACACGAGTCCAACGGGCGCCGTACGGTGACTACTGAGGACTTCGTGAAGCATCTGGCCTGCGCTAACTGGAACTGGTCGCTTAAAGAGGCGAACGAATGGATCGAGAGTCACGTTTCTACCTTTAAAGATATCTCAACCAGCGAGGGCCAGGCGCGCACCTTTATGCTCTATAACCCTAACGGAGGTCTGTAATGGGCTTTCCATCTCCAGCGGCTGATTACGTTTCTCAGCGAATGACCCCGGAGCTCATTTGCGGCGTCGGTATTGATACCCGCATTCTTGAAACATCATTCGGTTTCGCATTAATCGAACCGGTTACCCGGTTAGTGCAAGGTCAGGTTCTGCTGATTTTGTCCGGCGGCAGGACGCAGTTTGCGAAACTCAGGGGAAGGGCATTAATCACGGATGATGGCGAAGCGATAGAGGGGGAGGCCGCAGAGGAAGTGGAAGTTTTGGGGCGCGTGACGTTCTTCATCAACAGCGCGCTGCAGGATGACAGGGTGGTGTGATGGGGCATGGGTGGGGCATAAAGTTACCGCGAAACGACGTTAGTTCATTGCAAATGACAAATCGTATCGCGGCAACATAGCAGAAGTTACCGCACTTCAATCCAACATCAAGCCACTTCGTTAAAAGACTTAATAGTCTCCAGATAAAGATCGCCTGCAGCACGGGGTTGCCGAGGAACGGGATCAGGGTAATAACATCGTGGCTGCTGAGCGAACTGCCGATACCCAGCATGATCCCGCAGAAGGAGAGCAGAGCCACGGGCAGCATAAAGGTTTTACCCAGTTGCTGGAAAAACTCCCACAGCGAGATTTTTTGTGCTGCTTTCGCCGTCAT